CTACACCAACAGCCGTGGATGGACCGAGCCGTACAAGGTCATGCGAACGGACAACACCTTCACCACAGATGTCTTCACCTTTGAGTTCCTGTCTTCGTGAGTGAATCATGCCCGTAGAGATACCGTCCAACATGGTGCAGATTGGAAGATCGGTTCGTGTCGAGCAAGGCTCGCCGTCGAACTTCTACCACCTATCCCATGTGACGGATACCGACATCTCCGTCAAGGGGATACTCGGGACGGGCTATATCACATCAAGTCCCGTGAATCCTTCGACGGGGGACAAGTACATCATCGTCGCAGGTTCCCCCATCAGCATCTCGGGATCGGCGAACAACGACATCCTTGAGTGGAACGGAAGCGCATGGACGCTCTTCCTTGATGTGAGCAACACCATCACCAACTTCGGAATGGTCTATGACAGGACCACGAAGAGGATCTACCAATACGACAGCACCGAGGGGTGGAGAGCCCTGATCGTGTCGAAAGCCACCATCGACGGCGGCACCTTCCCCTAAATAGCAAGCAAGGAACCATAGATGTCATCAGTCTTCACTCCACCACCGAATCCCTCTGACGGCGAGGCATACACCTTCGGAAACCTCGTATGGAACTATGAGGCGGACAACGGCGTTTGGAACATCGCTAGCGGCACCATCATTGGAGGACAGGGTGCCACGGGTCCTGCTGGATCGAATGGAACCAATGGAACCAATGGAACCGATGGCGTAACGGGTGCAACGGGTGCAACGGGTGCAACGGGTGGATTCATCGGGTTCCTCTACACCTTCCGCCATCCAAGTACGGCGACATTCACGACAAGTAATCTTCCCCCAAACGGAGTAATCGGTTTTGCCTCTAACACGGTAGGCAGCAACACGCTGTTCATCAACGACATCGATCAAGGTGGTGCCACGAACGGCACCGCCATCGGTCGGTTCGATGATTCCACCGACAACTCTTCCGATGGAACGATCTTCATCAGGTGTACCTTCTCGCTGACGGGTGAGTCGGTTTTCACGCAGGGCACTACACTTACCAACACAGTCAGCAGCGGAATCGCAACGAAGAGTTTCGGTGGAACGCTCGACACCGCACTTGTCGATCTTCCACCCGATGGATCGTTGGTCTCCTTGGTTCATTTCCGCACAGGAAACCGTGGAGCCGTAGGATCTCAAGGTGTTGCGGGTCTCACGGGTGCGGGTGTCACGGGCTTCTCCGTTGGTTCTGACGGAATCCTCCGTGGCGTGTTCATCAACAGGGGTGCATCCGAACCTCAGATTGCGGGTCAGACGGGAGACATCACTCTCGGCTACATCAAGGGAACCACGGGCCCCGTTGGCGGAACGACGCAACAAGTCCTCTTCGTGGACGCTGCTGTCCCCTACGGCGCATCGGGCAACAACAACCTCAGGTTTGATGGAACCGCCCTTACCTTCGGTGCGGCGAGTTCAAGCGCACGAATGGCGATCACGGGAGACAACCTTCGCCTCGGCTACACGATGGAGGTGCATGACGGCATCTTCACCACCCCCGCAGAGCGTTCCCCGTATCGGGACATGGGATCGATCTCGACCCTGACGATCAACGCCACGGGCGGCAGCATCCAACGCTACAAGGTGACACCGCAGTCTAACTTCAGGGTCACTACGGGCAGCGGATGGCACCCCGACAGCACGGTCACCGAGACCATCGCCGTCATCATCCAAACCACGAACGGAACCACGGGTGAGTTCGCCGCAAGCGTACTCACCGAGAGGGGCAGCAGGAAGCCGATTCTCCTCGGTGTCACGGGCGGCATAGACATCCTCAGCATCATGCGTGTCAAGACCTCTAGCGGCGGACTCACGATGGGCTTCCAAGTCGCCAACGGAATGACCGCTGCGAACTTCAGCATCGACTGACGAAAGGCACTCTGCACCATGGGCTTTGCTTGGCACAAACTGATTCCTCGTCCCATCGAAGAGACGCTCGGATGTCTCGACTATTGCTGCTGCGATCTTGCTTGCATGCTGACAGTATGTCCTGATCTCTATCCACCAAATCCCGTATACGACAATGATGGAAACATCATCTGTTACGGAAATCAACCGAGTATTGCACCGAACGGATGCTGCGAGAGGACGATCACGGTCATAGTCTGCACTTGGTCTTGGGACCCAAGTGGGAATGGGGGATTGGGGGAATGGATATCGTTTTGTGAACCCGAGTCAATGAAGGTTCGCTGTGCATGCTCGGGTGTATACACGCCCGTCGATGACCCCTACGATCCCGACCGAACTTTCCCAGGCGGACCCATGACTATGAGGATCACCCTCGGGGATATATCCGACTCGCCCTTCCCATGTACAAGGGTAAATGCCGAAAACTACGCATCCAAGATCGGATGTGATCCAAACAACATTTCTGACGAGTTCCCGAGAAGGTATTACAACACCCCCGAACAGGCGGCAGGACTGACTGCGTTCGGATATACGAGGATTTGCAATAGGATCATCACATATTCAGTTCCCGATAGGACGATGATTCTCTCGGGCAGAAACAAATACCGCTACACGGGTTTCCTCTCACCTGAAGCATCCACATTCAACTGCTTGGTGCCCACTATCATCGACAATCCAGGCGCAAGCGGACTGAGTCAGATGGAGGGTTCTCTCTCCCGACAGTTTCCTGCATCGGACGATGTCCTCGGAAGCCCCTTGTGGGGAGCGAGGATCGCAACAGGTGCGGGTCCTGATCAGGGCGACGATCCGACCTGCTATCCAAACGCATGTTTCGGCAGCGGTTGCTATGCAGTCGTGGACAACGATGCAACGGGTCACTACCTGCCGTCCACCACGGTCGGTCAGGGTTACTTCTCGTTCTCATGCTTCAACCCATACGCAGAGTGGAAGGGACGCAACGAAACGGTAGGTCTCCCGACATGCTCTCTCTATTCCATGGTTTGGGCTGCATACGACTCGGCATGGCGTGAGTATGTCGCTGCGGATGGTTTTTACACCACAGAGTCGGCAATACTTGGTGCGGGTGGGACAATCGCAAGCACATTCACGACCCTCAGAAGCAGGTTGTCAACCCTGCTCTCGACCGATCCCTCGGGAACGGTCGGAGGCGTATCGAATGTTCAGTTGCAACTTGAGTCGTTTGAAGATGGACTCCAATCCTTCATCGATGCGTACTACCTCAATGAGTACAGTTCTCTCCTCGGCTACAGGGTATTCACCGCTCCTCAGGTGTTCCTGTGGGACCGTGCCTCGTACATCGCAGCGAATGCGGCGAATAAGTGGAAGCACCTCTACATCGCAGGAAGCGCAAACATCCTCTTGGACACGGGATGCACCGCCACAGGTGGATGGAAGGGATTCAAGACGGTGCTTGACGAGGTGACGCACGACATGACTTGGGGATCGACTCATGCCGCTCAACTGATCGGATTCATGGGATGCAACAACCAAGCGGGCTCCCTCCAAAAGGTGGTTTTGGCGGACATCGGCTGCGGAGTCGGTGGCTCCGATCCATATTTCGATGTGTCCTGCTCCATCTGTGCGACAGACGCCGAACCTTACTACATGGATCCCGCATACGACTGCGTCCCGCACCCACAGAATCCAGATCAGTCCTATCTCTCGCTGCTCGACCCGTTCTGCACCTGCTGCACCTGATCGAACGATTTGATTTTGCGAGTCCGTGCCTTACCGAACAGTCGGTCGAGGTCGATATCCCTACATACACCGCATCTCAGGAGAGCATTTACCATGAGCGACCTCGTCGGTCTTCCCACACTCTATCAGCAGTTCATCCACCTCAGCCGCTACAGCAGGTGGTTGCCCGAGAAGGGTCGGAGGGAGACTTGGGTCGAGACAGTTGACCGCTACTTCGACTTCTTCGACGAAAACCTCATGGAGTATCACAAGTACTCGTTGCCACAGGAGATCCGTGAGGAACTCCGACAGGCTGTCATCAACCTTGAGGTCATGCCTTCGATGCGCTGCCTGATGACGGCGGGCGAGGCACTCAGGCGTGACAACATCGCAGGGTACAACTGCTCCTATGCACACATCAACCGTGTCCGTGCGTTCGATGAGATCCTTTATGTCCTCATGTGCGGCACGGGTGTCGGCTTCTCCGTCGAGCGTCAGTTCGTAGAGAAGTTGCCCACCATCGCAGAGGAGTTCTCGGACACCGACACGACCATCGTGGTCGCCGACAGCAAGCAGGGGTGGGCTAAGGCGTTCCGTGAGTTGATCAGCCTTCTCCTCGTCGGTCAAGTCCCCAAGTGGGACCTCTCCAAGATTCGTCCTGTGGGTGCGAGGCTCAAAACCTTCGGCGGTCGGGCAAGCGGTCCCCGTCCCCTGAACGACCTGTTTCAGTTCACGGTCGAGACCTTCCGCAAGGCTGCGGGTCGCAAGTTGACCTCGGTCGAGTGCCACGACATCGTCTGCAAGACGGCAGAGATTGTGGTGGTCGGTGGTGTGCGCCGTTCGGCACTCATCTCGCTCTCCAACCTCACGGACGAGCGCATGAGGGATGCGAAGAGCGGTGCATGGTGGGAAGCGAACCCGCAGAGAGCCCTCGCCAACAACAGCGTTGCTTACAAGGAGAAGCCCGACATCGGCATCTTCATGGAGGAATGGGTCTCCCTCTACAAGTCCAAGAGCGGTGAGCGTGGCATCTTCAACCGTGCCGCAGCGCAGAAGACGGTCGCCAAGTTGGGAGACCGTCGAAGCCCGAACCATGAGTTCGGCACGAATCCATGCTCGGAGATCATCCTCCGTGACCGTGAGTTCTGCAACCTCAGCGAGATCATCGTGCGGGAATCCGACACGATGGAGGACCTTCGCAGGAAAACCCGCCTCGCCACGATCCTCGGGACCATGCAGTCCACGCTCGTCAACTTCCAATATATCTCCTCGGAGTGGCGCAAAAACTGCGAGGAGGAGCGTCTCCTCGGCGTGAGCCTCACGGGCATCCTCGACAATCCGATGCTCTACGACTACGACAGGGACACCCTGATGCAGCGTCAGGAGGAACTGAAAAAGATCGCCAACGAGACAAACCTTGAGTGGTCACGGACCATCGGGATCAATCCTTCGGCTGCGATCACCTGCGTCAAGCCCTCGGGAACCGTGTCGCAGTTGACCGATGCCGCCTCGGGGATCCACCCACGCCACGCTCCCTACTACATCCGCACCGTCCGTGCCGACAACAAAGATCCCCTGTGCGTGATGATGAAGGACCTCGGCTTCCCCCACGAAGCCGATGTGATGAAGCCCGAGCATACCACGGTCTTCTCGTTCCCGATGAAGTCACCCGATGATGCCGTGTACCGCAAGGACATGACGGCACTTGAGCATCTCGACCTGTGGCTGACCTATCAGCGGTACTGGTGCGAACACAAGCCTTCGATCACCGTGACCGTCAAGGAGCATGAGTGGATGGAGGTCGGCGCATTCGTGTACAAGCACTTTGATGAGATCAGCGGGATCTCGTTCCTGCCGTTCTCCGACCACTCCTACCGACAGGCACCCTATCAGGACTGCACGGTCGATGAGTACCACGGACTCCTCAACAGGATGCCAAAGGATGTCGATTGGCTCCTCCTCTCCAAGTACGAGAAGGAAGACAATACGGTCGGCAATCAGACTTTTGCATGCTCGGGAGACAAGTGCGAGATCGTTGACCTCACGGCGACAGGCTAAATAGCGGGGAGTCTTTCTTCACTATGGATGTCATCGTGGATGTCGCCGTCTGCATTCTATGGATCGCCATGATCCTCTACATCGGCTTCGATACGAACGCCGTGTTCTCGTACCTCAAGCGTCTGCCCACGCTGAACTTCATCACCCATGTGGTGGACTACGAGAAGGAGCAGCAGAGTAGAAACTGGCAGATGTCCTACTCGCTGTACATGCAGGTGAACCACGGCGGCTTCCTCGTCAGCCTACTCACCTGTAGGTACTGCCTCGGTGCATGGCTGGCGATCATCGCCTCGGCTGTGGTGAAGGACTACGAGTGGATGCCCCTCATCTTCTTCGGATCGCAACTCGCATACACGGGATTCCGTGCGTTGGACAGACACCTCATGGAGGCAGGAGATCAGGATGTCGGCTGAGAACGAGATCATGTTCAACAGCATCGAAGAGATGTTCAACCACATCATGTCCCGTGGAGGTGCCGAGCAATCGACGCACGGGACAACGGGGCTGTTCACCGCCCTGATGAAGAACTTCACCAATCCCAACACCTGCTCCTGCAAGAAGACCAAGGCGGCGAGGGCGAACATTGTCTCGGTCGCTAGGAACCTGAACACCCTGTCGGGAGATCAACTCGTAGCCACCCGAGCCCTCTTCGACGGCAAGGTCGTGATCCTGCGTGAGGCGAACCAAGAGATCGCCCGCTTCTGACGAAAATGGTCAGGGGATAGATACCGCATGGGGGCATCTATGTGGAACCACAGGGTAGTGCGCAAGACCATGAAGGTCGGCGACAGGCTCCACACCTTCTATGGTGTGCATGAGGTCTACTACGACGATAAGGGACAGCCCATCGGGGTCACGGAGAACTCCGTGGATCTCTACGGGGACAACCCGACCGAGATGCTCCGTTCCCTCGGGGACATCGCACAGGCTTTCACCAAGCAGATACTCGACTACGAGGACTTGAGGAGTAAGGAAGTCTCCCCATCGTCGTTGGATGACCTGATGAGCCTCAAGGACATCACCTTCCTGCACGACGAGAACGAACACAGGGTCAGCAAGAAGGCATACGAGAGGGCGATACGGGAGACCGAGAAGGAGCGTGTCCTCTCGGAAATCATCTATTCCAATGAATGCGAGGGCAAGTCGGTCGATGAAGTCATGCGCTTCTCGGCGATCCTCAAGCAACAGTTGGGAAGGTCGAACGCCTAAATAGAGAGAAGAAAGGAGTACTCACATGGAAGCAATCGGTTGGGCCATCGTCGCCTTCGTGGCGGGTGCGTTCCTCGGCGCACCGCTCTGGTCTTGGATCAAGACCACCTGGTCTTGGATCAAGACCAAGTTGCCTTGGAACAAGTGACCACAAACTTTTCGTAATGGATGCCCCGTGATCAAGTTCAAGAAGATTCGCTGGAAGAACTTCCTCTCCACGGGGAACATCTACAGCGAAATGCAGTTGGACAAAACCGAGACCACCTTGGTACTCGGCGAGAACGGAGCAGGGAAGTCCACAATGTTGGATGCTCTCTGCTTCGTTCTTTTCAACAAACCCTACCGCTCCGTAAACCTCCCGCAACTCGTCTCTTCGATCAACGAGAAGGACTGCGTCGTGGAGGTTCACTTCACGGACGGAAGCACCGACTACAAGGTGGTCCGTGGGCAGTCGCCCAAGGTCTTTGAGGTGTGGTCGAACGGCAAGTTGATCGACCAAGACTCCAAGGCGAGGGACTATCAGCGCATGCTTGAGGAGACAATCCTCGACATGAACTACAAGTCGTTCTGTCAGGTCGTGATCCTCGGGTCCGCAAACTACATCCCGTTCATGCGCCTACCCGCAGCCGAGCGCAGATCCGTGGTCGAGTCCATCCTCGACATCGGCGTGTTCTCCACGATGAATGCGCAACTGAAGGAGAGGATCAGCGTGAACAAGGAGGAGTTGCAACATGCCGAGGCGGCGGTGTCGGTCGCCCGTGAGCGTGTGTCCCTCCTCAAGCGGATGGTCGAGGAGGACAGGAAGCGTCAGGAGCATGACGATGCGTGGGAGGCGGAGGAGATCGCCAAGGCGAGGGAGGAGATCCGCATCATCAGGGAGCAGTCCGCCGAGCATTCCAAGGAGATGTCCGACCTCATGGACTCCATCAAGGACGAGGACTCGGCGAGGAACACCAAGGTCAAGTTCGGGGAGATACGGTCGCAGATGTCGAAGAGGGTCTCCGCACTCGGGAAGGAGATTGCTTTCTACGAGACGAACGACACCTGCCCTACCTGCACACAGAGAATCGACCAAGGCTTCAGGGACTCAGCCCTGTCGAAGGCTCGGTCGAGGACGGACGAGATCAACAAAGCACTCGGCGAGGTCGATGGACACATCGCCTTGACGGACAGCCGACTCACCGAGATCTCAAAGGTCGTGTCCCGTGTGCGTGAACTGAACACGGCGATCATGCGGAAGGCGAACGAGGTCGATGCCGCCGAGAAGCGGATCGCAGGGATCGGCAGGAAACCAACGGTCGCAAGCACGGCGGAGAAGGACCTCGCCGATGCCGTGACGGCGGAGGAGGAGTCACTCGACACCAAGCGTGACTTGGTCGAGGAGCAGCACTACCTCTCTCTAGCCGCCACCCTGCTCAAGGACAGCGGCATCAAGAGCCGCATCATCAAGAACTACATCCCCGTCATCAACGACACGATCAACAAGTACCTGACGAAGATGAACTTCTTCGTTGCGTTCCAACTTGACGAGGAGTTCAACGAGACCATCAGGTCTAGGCACAGGGACGAGTTCACCTACGCATCGTTCAGCGAGGGAGAGAAGCGCAAGATCGACCTCGCCCTCCTCTTCGCATGGAGAAGGATTGCGGCGATGAAGAACAGCATCACCACGAACATACTGATCCTTGACGAGATCCTCGACGGAAGCCTTGACGATCAAGGCACCGATGCCTTCCTCGACATCGTCGGGGGACTCGACAAGGAAACGAACACATTCGTCATCAGCCACAAGCCGAAGGAGATCCTTCAGGACAAGTTCGACAGGACGGTGCAGTTCGTGAAGCGTGGGAACTTCAGCAGGATGGCGTGATCACTCGGTGATCAGGCGTAGGTTCTGCGGGACCGATGCCTCGGGGATGACGATGCCCGTCACGGCGGAGGTGTATTGGTCTCGGAGGTTCTTCCTCGGCACCGCCCTGAAGAGGACCGAGGTCTCGGGGATCATCAACTTGCCCGTCTCGCAGTACGGGATCCAAGGTGCGAGACCGATCTCGCCCTGCCCCATCGGGAGCATGATGATCGGGTTCTTCAGTTCGTAGCACCTGATGTTCCTCTCGTCCGAGGAGATGTCGCCGATGTTGCACTCTGCGAGGATCTCCTCACCCGAGGTGAGACGGAAGAGTCGGATGTTCACGGGATTCATGTCGTAGTTCGGTCAGGTGATTCCACCTGCGCTCCAATAGGGTGTCTTCTCTCGTTCCTTGGCTATCTGCTTCCTAGAGGGCGAGAGGTTCCTCGCATCCCTGTAGGAGGGCTTCTTGGCTCGTTCGGGCTTCCCCGTGCGGAGGTCTAGGGTCGTGGTCACATGACCCCCGCCCCCACGGGCGACAGCCGTTGACCATTCACGGATGAACTCGCCGAAGGTCTGCATGGGGGGTATTTAGCCCTGCATCGACTCGGCGTAGATCTCCCTCACCAATGTCTTGAGGCGGACGGGGTCACCCACCCCCTGCATCCCGTCGATCTCGTCGCAGATAAGGGTGAGGGTGTCCTTGCTCATGTCCACCGCCGACTTCTCGACCTCCTCCTGCGTCTTGTCGGTCTGGTCCACCACGGTGACCGAGTGGACAGGGGACTCGTTGAGCCTGTCGAGGAGGTTGTCGAACATGATCGGTCTCGTCTTGGAGTGGACCATCATGCGAACAAAGGTGTTGGCGTAGGGCTTGCAGTTCGTGATCGTGTAGTCGTTCTTGGAATCGTCGTAGTCGATCTGATGGAACATCGACCTCGGGTTCTCCACGAACTCCATGACCTGCGTGTCGGGGTCGAATACATGGAAGCCCTTGCGCTCTCCGAGATCCCCGAAGGTCATCTGATACTGCGTCCCTAGGTAGTGGATGTTGCCCTTGCTGTGACGGCAATGGAAGTGTCCGCTGTAGACCGCTTGGAAGCGGGAGAGTGCCCTCGGATCCATGCCTTCGTGGTACTCGACCCCACGGAGAACCTCGTAGCCGTTGATCTCAAAGTGTCCCATGAGGATGCCCACGGGTGCGTTCTGTATGAACTTCAGGCACTCCTCGGCGTTGTCCTTGGTGATCCACGGGATGATCCCCACGGGGAGGGTGTCGAGGTAGACCATCGTGGGGCTCTCATGGATCACGATGTTCGGGTAGAGGCTGAAGAGTTCGACCACCGAGTTGAGGCGGTTGGTGTTCTTGAAGAACACATCGTGGTTGCCGAGGGTGATGTCCATTTGGACACCCATGTCCCGCAGCCTGTCGAGGAACCTCTTCCGCACCTCGCCGAGAGTGTGGAAGTTGACGAACTTGCGCCTGTCGAGGAAGTCACCGAGGTGTAGGATCTGATTGATCCCATGCCGTTCGATGTATGGAAAGAACACCTCCTCAAAGAAACCGAGGAAGTGGTCGAGGAAGATGGGACTGTCGTTCCGAGCCCCGAAGTGGGTGTCGTTGATGACGGCGATCACTTGCCCTCCATGACATCGTCCAAGGGGGGCTTGTTCTCGCCCCTCCTGCCCCTGCGGCTCTTCTTCGGCTTGAGAGCCTCGACATTAGCCTCGGGTACGAGGAAATCCGAGAATGGGTTTGTCCCCTCGGTGTAGTCCTTCGCCTTGTCCTCCATCCAGTTACGGAACTTCCCCGTGGGGTCGTTCTGCTCAAACACCCGCATCTTCACATACATCTGCTTCTTCTCACGCTGTATGCGCCTGAGGAAGGCGTAGTAGATGATCTGCGTGAAGAATGCGAAGGGGTTCCTCGACTTCTTCGGATCGAAGTTCGCCGCATACATGACGCAGTTCTCGACCGAGTCGCAGATCATCTCCTCCCTGTAGGTGTAGTTGGCGAAGTTGGGCTTCTTCGCCAAGTTGTTGGCGATGTCGAGGAAGCATTGACCAATGTAGTCGTTGACTCCAGGAGGCTTCTGTCCGCTCTTCTTCGCCTTGATGGCGACCTTTCGGTAGGCGGAGAGTTCCTTGAGGAAACGCTCGTTGTTGATGTAGTGGTTCTGAGCCTTCCGTGGCTTGTCGCTCATCCGCAATAACTCCACCTAGCAGGTGAAGTAGTTATCGACTCAGGACGAGCAATCTATAAGGTGACAAACGGGAAAAAGAAGGATACGAAACCGTGTCCTCGTTTGCTGCCTTTTCCCCTACTAGTTTTACTAGGTTCCTAGTACTAGGTAACAGGTTTACCATCTTCGTAAGTGTTTCTTGGTACTCATTCCTAGTGGTAACTCTTTTACCCTAGACTCAACACCCAAGACTCAACACTCAGATCTCAAGACTCATTACCCATTACCCAATCTCACTAGGTTATTCCTCTTTCTTTCAAGAGGGAACTTACTGGTATCAACTTGGACTCAATTGTATTTAGCCGATTCCAAAAATTTTGTAAGGGAAAATTCACATCCTTGGGTCACCACCCCACCCTGGGAACTCGTCATATCCCCTCTTCCCCTCACGACCCTCACGACCTTCCTCATTGGGATCGATCATGTCATCATCGGGTCCTTCGTCCATGTCATCGTTCACAGCATCGACGGAACCCATGTTCTCAATGATGTCGGAGTTGATCCTCGCCTGTGTGTAGTCGGACACGATTCCTTGGATGGGTCTGACGATGCACATGACAATGTCCTTCTTCACGATGATGTAGTCCTCGGCGGCGAAGTCGATCCAGTTCTTGAGCATGACATTGACCTCTTGCACGGGAGCCGAGTCCTTGTCCTGCGACTGCACGGTGACGAGAGCCATCTGCATGGGCTTCTCAAGGATGTAGGAGTTCTTGCCTCCGTTGCCTACACCTGCGATCAAGGTCTCCCCTGTCATCAGCCTCACCATCCTGATTGGGTAGATCTGAGTCATAGGGTTCCCTCGGGTCTCTTGATCCTCATGTCCAAGGGCATCTTGACCAACTTGTACATGAACTGCTCGGACTCGTAGATCTTGAGACGCTTGAGGAAGTGCCTGAGGGTGTAGTTCAAGGTTTCGCCCTTATGAAGATCGTCGGCGATGTCGTACAACTTGGCGATGTGCTTGCCTTGACTCTTCCTCAACTGCCGACCAATGCTCTGTAGGACACGGATCCTCGACTTGCTCGGAGAGGCAAAGATCACATTCCTCAGACTGCGGATGTTGATGCCCGTCGAGAATGTCCCGTAGGAGGCGACGATGATGGCGTTCTCTTCCTTCTCCACGATGGCTCTGATCCCTTCACGCTCCTCAAGTTCGGTCTCTCCTGCCACGAAGTAGACATTCCGCCCCTCGGCGCAACGCTTGATGCTCTCGTACAGGGGCTTTCCGTGCTTCTCCACGAATTGAAAGAGGACAAGGGTGTTCCCTCGGGTGGCTGCGGCGAGATAGGAGATGAAGTCGTTCCGCTTCTCACACCCGACGAGCCATTCGATCTCATGTTGGTAGTCGAGACCACAGACCGACTCACGAACCTCGGCGGGGTACCGAAGCATGAGGCATTCGATCCTCAGGCTAGTGAGGAGGTTGCGATCCATGAGTTCCTTGGTGGTCACGACCCTGTGTACGGGACCGAACAAACCCTCAATAGCCAACTTGTGGGTCTTGGAGCCGTCTAGGGTTCCCGTGAGGGCGATCCGATAGGGACACTCCGTCAACTTGGTCATAATGCTGTTGAGGCTCTGCGCCTTGAACAGGTGAGCCTCGTCGCCGATCACGACCTCAAAGTTATCAAACCACTCACGGGGCAACTTGTATATGCTCTGCCATGTCGAGATCACGATCTGCTTGGAGGTCAGTTTCTCCTCGCCGCCGACGATGCGGTGGCAGTTCGCATCCGCATTCCACTTGACCGTCTCGGAGTAGTCCTTGAAGTCCGAGAACATCTGTGCGACGAGCGAGATGGTCGGCACCACGATGAGGATCTTCTTGGAGGGGGCGATAGCCTGTTGGTAATACCTACACAGGCTGTAGATGATGAGGCTCTTTCCCGAGGCGGTGGGCGACAGGAGTACGCATCGGGATTGGTTGAGCGCATGGCAGACAGCCTCGACCTGATGGTCGTGTGGCGACAGGGGTTGCCCTCCTGCGGTAGGCTTCAGGGCTTCGATCAGCCCCTTGACCTTGTCGCAGTCGTACTTGATCTCGGGCTGCGCCACAGCCGAGTCCACCTGCATCTCGTATCCACGGTCACGGCAGAATGTTGCGAGGTAGTTCAACAGACCCGCAGGTAGAAGTCCTGAGTAGGCGTTGAACAGCCTGATCTTGCCGTCCCACACCCTGCGCCGATAAGCGGGGGTGAACTTGGCACCTGGAACCTCTAGGGTAAAGAAGTCCTGTAACTCATAGGCGACAGAGTTCTCCGTGATTACACGAAGGTGCGCCGAGTTCATGCTGCGGACTTCAATCGACGGCATAGGAGACTTAGGTACTTATGAGACCCCGCTCATAAACTTTCGCCACTCAATGGCGTTGCGGATGACCCAATTTCGGTTGTTGATCCCCTTGATGACCGAGTCGAGGTACTCGACCTTCGCCCTCTGTAGGTCGATCTTGGAGCCGAGCCTGATGAGGTCGGGATCGGCATCCATGTAGAGGTCCATGTCCTGACGCAGGATGCGGGTGGCAAAGGGCTCCCACCCGAGTGCCTTGAGTTGATCCTCGTCCATCTTGCCGCTGAACCATTCCCACTTCTGCTTCCGCAGGATGCGGTAGTCGGAGTCCAACTTGCGGAGGACGAGACTCTCGTCGTGGAAGATGTTGAGGAACTTGCCGTGCAGCATGGGGATTCGGATCGACTCGTCGCCGAGTTCGGTCCCGTCGATCTTGAGATCGTTCTCCACCATCTGCTTGATGGTCTCCATGTTCATTCGGGTAGATTACCTTTTCTTTGGGTTTCCGTCAATAGATACGGGGTGAAGATCGTCGGCATCGACTACAGCATGACCTGCCCCGCCCTCACCATCAGGGTCGATGGGGAGTTTTTCGTTCCTGTGTCCTACTTCCTCAGTCCGACCAAGAAAAACGAGGGAACGGGAAGGATTGGTGACTTGGTTTGGCGTGGAGATCCGTACCCCGAGTACTCCTCGCAGGAAGCACGATTCAACGCCATCTCGTCCTGGGCTCTGTCTCTGTGCATGGGTGCGGATCTCGTCGTGATTGAGGATTACGCCATGGGTGCCAAGGGTCGGGTGTTTCACCTCGGCGAGAACTGCGGACTGCTAAAGCACAAGTTGTGGCACAACGGTCTGCGTTTCACGGTCATCGCCCCGACATCCCTGAAGAAATTTGCCACGGGCAAGGGAAATGCAGATAAGTGCGCAATGGTTGAGGCGTTCGGGAAGAAGACGGGAATCGATCTACGGCCTGAACTGGGTGGAGGAAGGGACTGCGGCAGTCCCGTATCCGATGTCGTAGATTCATGGTTTCTCGCAGACTACGGAATGTCCGTCACGAGGACAGGACAGTAGTGCCGAGATCAGGGAACGCCTCAAGGACGATCTTCTTGTCGAGGCTGTAGGCACGACCGAAGGTTCCGTCGAAGATTTCCTTGATGACCGATGCTTCGGACGGATGGACGGATTCCAAGATCTGAATCAAGAGTTGATCCTTCCGCTCGGGGGACAACTTGTAGATCTCCTTGAAGATGTACAGCCGCTTCGATTCTTGGAAGAGGTTGGTCATCGTCAACCCATCGGGTGCCGTGTCGGGGGTGTATTGGGGGAGATCTTTCCTGTACCACTTGCTCTTGTCGAGGAAGGCGTAGTAGAGGATCTGCCTGAGGCTGTGGCTGGAGTTCTCTCGGAGCATCCTGACGATGTCCTCCTTGCTCCTCGCCTCCTGCATGATGCGCTTCAGCACTTCGGGAATAGTCATTGTCATGGGCATGATGTGGTTCTCCGTCCTTTATGTAGGCATACATACAGGGCTCGGAGACAGGCATCGTGATGGACAGCGATAAGGACACCAACACGCAGCGTCAGAAGGTTTGGCTTAGGGAAGAGGGCAAGACCGCAGTTGTCCGCAGGGTGGAGACCCATCCGAACTACGGCAAGCAGTACCTCGTCACGGTCTACAGTTCCACTTGGGGTCCCGAGACTTATTGGGTGAAGGAATCGAATGTCGAGCAGATCGGACACGGTCGATGGCAGTCGGGAAATGGGAGAGGATGATGAGCAAGAAGGCACGATCCAAGGTGAAGAAGACGACCAAGTCCACGAAGGCTCCTGAGCCTGTGGTGTCCCCTGCGCCCGAGCCCACGCCCGTGTGCGCACCTGCGCCCGAGCCCACGCCCGTGTGCGCACCTGCGCCCGAGCCCACGCCCGTGTGCGGACAGGAAGAAGCCTCTGATCCCGTTCCCACCAAGGAATCGATCATCGATTGGGTGAAGAGGAAGTGGTGGGCTATTAGGTTCTACGGGCAACTTTGAAGTCCCAACAGCAAGGTCTACACAATGCCGAACTACGACTACCGCTGCGAGAAGTGCGAACACACCTTTGAGGAGTTTCACCTGATCAAGGATCGGGGAAAGCCTTGTAAGAAGCCCTGCCCAAAGTGCGGCGAGGGCAAGGTGTCGCAGTTCATCTCATCAGCACCCGTACTAATTGATCCTGTCCGTCTAGGTGTCCGCCGCCCCGACAGCGGTTTCAAGGAAGTGATCAGCAAGATCAAGTCCGCCCACCCCCGCAGTCGAATGAAAGACTACTGATGCAAAACGAAACAAAGAGACTCGTATCCATTGAGATCGGCGGCGGGGGCAGGTACTACCGATCCCCAACCAACGGTCGGTGGTATCCGTCCGTCACCACGGTGGTCAACCACAAGGATGCCGAGAAGTGGAAGAAGTGGCGGGAGAACCCCGAAAACGCAGCCACCTCGCAAGCCGCCATCGAACGGGGGAACAGGCTGCACACGGTTGTCGAGAACTATCTCGTCAACAAGGAACTGCCGACCACCGACGAGCAGCGTCTTCACTTCGACCCCCTCCTCCCGTACTTGGGCAGGATCGGGTCGATCTACGCAATCGAAGCCCCGCTGTGGTCTGACGATCTCCTTCTTGCGGGAAGGACCGACTGCATTGGCGATTACGACGGTGTTCCGTCGATCATCGATTTCAAAACCTCGGGCAAGACCAAGCGCAGGGAGTGGATTACGAACTACTTCCACCAAGCGGCAGCGTACTCCTATATGTGGCAGGAGCGGACGAGCCAGAAGATCGACCAACTCGTTGTCCTCATCGCATGCGACGATGGATCGGTTCAGGAGTTCATCGAGAAGCGACCGAACCACCGAAGCGGTCTCGGAGCCACGATCACGGAATATTGGAACAACAACGAGTTCGACCAACTCCAAGGGGTCGTGGACAAGGCATGGGAGGACGCTCAACATGCAATGGCTCAGTAGGCTCTTTGGTCGGTCGGAACCCGAGGAGACCGAGGACGAGGCACCGCAGAAACTCCATTGCATACGGTTTATGACCGACAGGGGGGAGCAGGTCGCCGTCCTGCTGACCACCGAGGAGTTTGAGAGGGGCATGCTCCGTTGGGTCGAGACCATCGACACGATGCCGATTGAGGCTACCGACAAAGATTCCGATGAAGGGATCGGCTGATGGGGTCGATACTAAAAGTCGAAGAGACCTTCTCCAAGGAGGTCGAGGAGATCTGCCGAAAGCGCAAGGACGCATCCCTCATAGATGCGATCCTTGAGATATGCGAGAAATATGAGATCGAACCCGAGTCGGTGAGCAAGTTGGTCACCAAGCCACTTCGGGAGCGGCTCAAGGCAGAGTTTGAGGACAGGAATATGATCAAGGGCGGGCGCAAACCACGGCTACCCCTTGACTAGGCATACGGGCACGGTACATTCCGCACACTTCACACACGCAATACAGGAGATACGACATGTCAGGATTCGCAAACCTCAAGAAGAACAGCCAAGGCTCCATCGACCGTCTCTCGGTCGAGATTCAGAAACTCAGCAGCAAGCAGTCCTACGACGATGACCGCATTTGGTCGCTGACGAGAGACAAGAGCGACAACGGCTACGCACTCATCCGCTTCCTCCCACCTGTTGAGGGCGAGGATATCCCGTGGGTTCGCATCTTCAGCCATGGATTCCAAGGCAAGGGCGGTTGGCTGATCGAAAACTGCCCGACCACCCTCAGCGGCAGGAAGTGCCCGATCTGCGAGGCGAACAACGAACTGTGGGGCAGCGGCATCGAAGCCAACAAGCAGATCGCCCGTGACAGGAAGCGCAAGATGTCCTACATCTGCAACATCCTCGTCATCAGCGACCCCGCCAATCCGTCCAACGACGGCAAGGTGTTTCTCTACAAGTTCGGGAAGAAGATCTTCGACAAGGTTCAGGAGGCGATGAACCCCACCGCCCCCGACGAGCCGAAGTTCAATCCATTCGACTTGTGGAAGGGGGCGAACTTCAAGTTGAAGTCCCACCGTGAGAGCGGCTATGTTTCCTACGAGAAGTCCTCTTTCCAACCGCAGTCCGCACTCCTCGACGGCGACGAGAAGCGTCTTGAGGCTCTGTGGAAGACGCAGTACCCGCTGCTTCCTTTCGTCGCTCCCGATCAGTTCAAGTCCTACGAAGAACTGTCGAGCCGACTGACCACCGTCCTCAAGGGCGGGGTCTCGGAGGGTGCCGCAACCCGAGCCGAGTCGGCGGATCCCGATGACTTCCGCAGCAAGATGAAGGCTGCGGACTTGGGCGGCAAGCCCTCGGCTCCGTCGAAGTCTCCCGCCAAGGCGGCGAAGTCCGATGACGATGACGATGAATCCGCCACCTTCTCGTACTTCAAAAAGTTGACGGAAGACGAAGACTAAAGCGACCGTGTGGTCGCCTGACGGTCGGAGCGGGATCCCTTCCGAAAGGAAACTCCTCCGAGCAACTCCCCAACTCTGACCGTCTCCCTACAAGCAAGCGACCGTGTGGTCGCCTGACCGACTCGGCTGTCCTTACCCACGGATGGGAACGGGCGACACAGCCGAGTCGGTCGTTTTTAGAGTGCGGGTGCTTCTTGGAACAGGAGGGCACGGAACGAGGGGTCGTTGTTCCTGCTTGTCCTCGACATGAGGACCGAGGATCCCCCGCCACCACCTCCGCCCCCGATGACATTCGTCGTGGGTGCGCTGATCATGGATGCGTCCTGCCTTGTTGCCTGATACTGCGCCATGGAGGTCTGTGCCGCCGCCGTGTTGATCGTCCCCGCAGGGAAAGCCTGAGGCATGGACATGGCTGCGAACTGCACACCGCCACCACCGCTACCGATGGGCACCGCTGCGAAGTTTCCTGTTGTCATGGGAGCCGCCGAGGGAAGGCTCTGCGGCAGTATGGCTACCGAGCCTCGCTGCTTGTCCTCAAAGATGTCGTTTGCCTTCTTCACCTCGGGAGGAGCCTCGGGTGTTCCTCCGCCTAGTGCAGCCTTGATTGCACCGCCGATGAGCGGCAACTCGCCGAGGGTGTCTGCAACGGCGTTGAGCATGCTCGTAAAGAGATCGGTCAACTTGTCATTGAGCCACTCGCCGAAACTGAGGAGGTCTTCAAGCCACACACCGCTTGTGATCCATTCCCATAGCCATGTCGCTCCTGCTACCAGATACTCCGACAGGGTCTTCGGGAGGTCGTAGTAGAAGAACTTGGAGACATAGAACAACGCCTTGATGATGAGGACGGGGAGCATCACGAACTTCTGTATCAACTGACCGACAAGGAACTTGACGGTGGCGAAGAACACCTCGTAGACCGCCTTGAGAACCTTTGAGAACATGCTTCCGCTGCCGTTGAAGATGTCCACAATGTTCTTGAAGGCATCGATGAACGGCTTGACCATCATGTTGTACGAGGTCTTGGCAAAGTTCGCCAAGGTCTCAAACACGGGACCGAGGGTGCTATTGAGGAAGTCGAAGATCTTTTGGAAGTCGAGGATGCCGAAGGTGAGACCGCTGATGATCTGAGACACCGCACCCATGATGGCACCCTTGAGTCCCATCTGCTTGAAGCCCTTGAACGCACCGATGATTCCATCGATGGTCGAGATGAGGATCTGTAGTGGGAAGAACAACTTCGATGCGAGACCGAATCCAACCCTCATCGCCTGTAGGATCCGAGGGAAGAACCCAAGAAACTTGCCCACGAACGGGATCGCCTTGGATATACCCAACAGACCCTTCTCAAGGGAGAGGAATGTCGAGCCGATCTTTCCCATGAACCCGCCCACGCCCGAGCCGATACCTGAGAAGAGCCTACCGATGCCTGGAATCCCCTTCGTGATGGCGGTCAGGACACCGAAGACCTTTTGGATGTAGGTGTAGATGTATCCGACCGTGCCGCCGATGACCACGGCGAGGATGAGGATGATCGTCTTGAACCATCCGTCCTCCTTCTTGAAGAGATCGCCGAACATGTCCCGCAGAGCCTCGCTCTGCTCGACATAGGCATCGATCATCTTCTGCGCCCACGCAGGGGTGTCGCTCGCAGCCTCGGCTTCACGCTCCGCAGCCTTGACGCTCTCCTGCTTCATGTTGCTGATGGCGACGAGTTCCGCCTTCTCAAGGCGCATCAGGGTTGCGATGGTCTCCTTGTGCCGCTTCTGTGCGTCCTTGATCTCCTGAGTGTCGCCCTTCGCCTTCGCAATTGAGGTCGCTGCGGAGAGGGACACACCCTTCTCCTTCATAATCGTTTCAATCTGCTTCTTGCGGATCTCGTTGAGTTCTTTCTCGTTTTTCGCCATCATCTCGACATACATCACGGTCTTCTGACCCTCAAGGAACTTCTCCTTGTGGGCTCGGATAGCCTCGGGCGTGGCATCGGGATTCTCAATCGAATACCGCTTCATCTCCGCTTCGGTGATGGCATCGATCTGATCCTTGATCGCAGATAGACCAACAACGCCCCCTTGCGAGAGGAACTTGTCAGCCAAGATGTCTCCCTCAGCCTCGTCACCCTTCTTTGCGAGGTCCTCTGCGGCATATTCCGCAGCCTTCTTGCGGTTTTCCTCTGTTTCCTCGGCTTCCCTCCGATCCTGTTTCATCTTCTCTTCAAAGGCTTCTTTCTCATCTTCCAGAGCCTTTGCGAGGTTTGCATTCTTGAGTGCCTCCGCCACAGCGTTGGCTTCCTCATTCATCTTAGAGATGCCTTGTTCGGTGAGTTTTGAGGTCTCCTCGCTGATCCTCTTTTCCATCTCGGAGACGGTGACACCGATATGCTCCAAGGCGAACATCGATTTGTCGAGGGCGGTTTCAAGATCTATTCCAACGCCAAGGTTGTACTCGCTGACCTTCTCGGACATCTCCTTCATTTCGGCGATGGTTTGTTCCCGCTGCTTTGCCTCGGATTCAAGGATCCTTTTACTCTCTTCAAGGGTGGAGGCGTGTTGGAGTATCTCTTTCTGTGCAGTCTCTAGTTCCGAATTGACAGGCTCCAAGGCTTCAGCGAGTTTCTTGTCGTACTCCTCTTTGATCCTCTTGGTGTTCTGATACCAAGTGCCGTCTTCCTTTCGGTACTTCTTGTAATCGTCCTCTATCTTCTTCCGTTCATTATCCCGCTTGACGAGCAACCTCTGCTCACGGATCCACGCCTCCGCCATCTTGGTGCGGATTTCCTTTTCCTTCTCCATGGCTTGGTCAAGAGACTTGTTGAGTTGCTCGACGGTCTTCATCAACTCGTTGTTCTTGTCAACGAACTGATCGAAAGCCTGAGTGATGTCACTCGGATCGGGAAGGGCACTAGCAGGAGGCGGCGGGGCGGGATTGGGCTGACCCATCCCCTGATCGTTCAGAGGGGGTCTGCCTGGATTTCCACCCGAGCCCATCGGATTGTTGGTTGATTCTCCCGCCATGATCGTTCCTTGCTAGTGGTGTTGCTGATGCTTCAGCGACTCCATCTTTTCCTTCTCATCCTTTAGGTGCTGCATGAGGAGGTCGATGTAGACCCTCCGTTCCCACGGCATCATGCCCTCAAGATCGGTCAGCGTGTAGTTGAAGTGCTGCATCATGGCGAAGTTGACCGATAGCATGTTCAGAAGGCTGTCGTGGGAGGAGGCTATGAGAAAAAACTTGCGATCCCCTTGAGCAGATGCTCGTTCGGGGTCTTGCAATGGGTGCAGATGAACTGCACGGACTTCTCAATCTTCGGCATGGTGTCGAGGAAGTCGAACAGTTTCCTGAACTGATCCTGCGTCATCTGTTCGATGAACTCACGAATTTCCGACTCCTCCATCTCGGAGCAGTCGTACACGGTCTCCCCTTGGTTGATCTTGTCGATGCACTTGGTCAGCAGGGAGAATGTCCTGTCCACATCCGAGCCGTTTTCGATGGAGTCGATGTCCTCAAGGGTCGGGTATCGCATCACGATGCTGATGTCTGAGACGAGGGGGATGACCTTCTTGTGGTTTGGGGAAAATTGCGGTACGAGTTCCTTGATGTTGACCTCGCACTCGGTGCCGCCGCCGCACTTCTCGCACTTGACCATCGGCTTCGTGGTTTCCCCGACCGATTGGCTGCGGAGTTGCAGGAACAGGTACTCCATGTCGAGCAGGGGGATCTTGGTCACATCGACCTTGCCTCCCGTGCAGGAAAGCACGACCTCCCTGATTGCGCTGTAGATGCTCTTCTCGTTCTTGGTCTCCGCCGCCATGAGGAGGATCTTCTCCTCCTTGACGATGAACGGACGGTATTCCACCTTCTTCCCGCTGAGGGGGAGGGTGGTCTGATGCTTGGGTACTGATGCGAGGATTCCGCTGAGGGACATTGTCAATCTCCTATATTGTAGATGTTCATCCGAAGAAACCCGCCCCGAAGAACCCTTGGGTCTGCGAGAGGAGGGTCAGCCCGAGGTCGAGTCCGCCTTGGCGTGGGGTTTGGTACACGACCCTACCATCGACACTCCTCGGGAAGTCTTCATTCTTGTACTCAGCCAACTGCTTGGAGTACGCCTCAAGTATCGAACGCTGCTTCCTTTGGACTTGGTCGAAGTTCGCCCGTTCACGCATGCCTCCGACGATGAAGCCGCTCACAGCCTTGTTGAGGTTGTATTGGCTCTGCCGCAGGATCTTCTCGTTGGAACTGTTGTCGATCACGGGGAAGCCTGTGTCGGTGATCGTGGGAAGCGTGTTGGTGTAGGTCAGGTTGATCCCTTGCAGGGAAACCATATCGTGATACATGATGCCGACATCGATTGTCATCGGTTCGGTGGATGACCCGTAGTTCAGGGATCCTCCGTTGATGTTCACCCTGTATGGGTACACCTCCGTGAGGCGCACACCCGTGATCTTTCCCTGATACATCGCCTCCATAGCCATGTCGAAGTTCCTGACATGCCTCGGGAGGAGCATGATGTAGACCTCGCTGTCTCCAGCGTAGTCATCGTAGAACTTCCATTGCTTGGTGACGGGGTTCTGTAGGTAGGAGTACCACCCGTCGAAGAACTCCTTCTCAAACAGGTCGGAGCCGCAGTTGAACTGAAACAGCATGCCCGAGCCGTTGTTGGTGTTCTTCTTGTACGGGAAGACTCGGTTCGCACCTGCCGTGATGTAGTTCTCTTCGGTGGTGTACCAACTCTTGTCGTTGATCGTCATCGACTTGCAGGTGGTGGCGAGTCGAGCGACATCGGGTACGAACTCCATGCCAATAGCCTTACGGACCCGCTCGTTGGGGAACATCATCACCAACCATCGGTTGGCGGACATGAACCCCGTCTCCCGCAGCCGCCCGTAGGCGTAGTCCATGAAGGACGGTGCGGGGCTGTCTTGCGATCCCTGTTGGAACCGTGCCCGTGCGGAAAGTAGGTCTGATCGGAAGTCTAGTCCCATGGCAGTATCTATTTCGCCAACTTCCAGACATCCTCCCGAGAGGCTCCTTGGAAATCATCCATGGGGAAGAACGGGACGGTCTTCCACTCTGCGGAGGAGATGAAGGCGATGTTGCTGACGATGTGGGGATAGAGGTACCGCTTGATGCAGGGACGGTACGGCTTCAACTTCTTGGTCGCCTTCAGGATCGGGTAGGTCACTTTGATGAGTGCCTTGTAGTTGTTGTAGACCGCCCAGTTGGGGTCATCCACCAACTTGATGAGGTTGTTTAGAAACCCCGCACGGACGGTCGGCGGGAGGTAGTGGAGGTTCAGCCCGAGGAATCCGTTCGGCTTGGGGTGGAGGATGATGACCACGGGGAATGCGTCCCAAAAAGGAAGTTCATCCTGCGTCTTCGGGTCGTAAGCGTAGAACACCATCCTGCCAGGACTCAGTTCTCGCTTCTTTGTGATCGTCTTGGAGGAATCGATGAACGAGGATTGCCGCATCCCCGTCTTGATCTTGGAAAGATTCTTTGCAAGCCATTGGGTCGCCTTCGGATCGCTCAGTCTGATCCCCGAGCGACCGAATGCGGTCAAGACTTTTGATGCTTCTTTCTTGCTCATCCCTTGACCTTTCCGAAGATGTTTTCTTCAGTCAGGATGCGGAAACTCCAACCCCTGTTCTCGCAGTAGTCCCTAGCAGCCGACCACTTCGCCGAGTTGATCATCCAATTCCTGATCTCGGTCACCTTGCTCTTGGTGACCTTCTTCGTGGTGGGCTGTTCGGGCTTCACCGTCTGCTTCTTCGGCTTGACCTCTATGAGCGACTCCTCGACGGTGCCATCGGGCTTCTTCATGCGAACCCAAAAGTCAACGAAGTACCTGTGCCTCCGTCCGTCGAGGGGGGAGATGTACGGGACGATGACTTCCTCGGATGACCACTCGACCACCGAGTCGTTCTCGTCGCAGAAGGTCATAAACCTCCGCTCCCACAGCGAACGGTAGAAGCACATGTTGGGGTCGCCCCTGTACTTCTGCGTCTGCTTCGGTCTGAACTTTCCCTTGTATGACTTACCCGTGGCTATGACGGAGTCCTCCGTTTCCTTATTTAGCCGCTTCCGCTAAATACGGTCACCATGGCAAGAGAATACAGCAGCGTCAGGACATACGAGGATATCCGTGCGATTGAGGGCATGCTTCTCGGCAAGTCGAGGTCTGCCTTTGAGCGTCGGCTCTACGACCGTGGTAGCGATATGCGGGACAGGAAGCATTACAAGTATCCGCTTGAGATCCTGAGCAGCCCCGACCATCAAAACGCCATGTGCATTGAGATTTGGGACAACAATCCCGCATACCTCGCCACCAAGCGTGAGGTCTTCAAGCGACTAGGTGAGAGTTCAGCCCGAGCAATCGGTGCCGCACAGGAAACGGCAGAGTCGGGCGAGGGAGGAGCAGACATCGGCGACATCGTCGGTGCGGGCCTCCAAGGTGCGGCTAGTGCTGCGGGGCTCTTCGTTAGTACCATTGCCGATGCCTTAGTTGGGGGCAACCTTCAGGGGCAGGGATTGGGACGGGACTCGTACACGGAGGAGCAGACGGGGCTTGCGGGGGCTACCGCTCCCGTCATGCACAGGATCTACCTCTACATGCCCACGAACATGAGTTTCGGATATGGGTTTGAGTACGAAGATGCCAACATGAGCGGGATGGACATCCTCAAGTTGCCGAAGGCTCTCGCTGAGGGCAATGCGGAGGTGGCTCGGGACATCGGCAAGAAGATCGCCATGTCGAACCTCAAGGTGCTTGACGATCTTGCGAGTAAGGTCGGTATCGAAGCGGGAACCCTCGGGAAGTTCACATCGGCGCAGCAGAGGCAGGTCATCAATCCCATGAACCTCCACATCTTCAAGGAGGTCAAGCGGCGTGAGTTCTCTTTCGGGTACACATTCCTACCGAAGAGCCGTAAGGAGATGCTCAACTGCCATGAGATCGTGAACATCCTCAAGTTCTTCTCCCACCCGAAGCGTTCCGAGGGCAATGGAAGGTTCCTCGACTATCCCGCCGAGTTTCAGATCTACTTCCTACAGGGGGACGGGAAGAACAACACATACATGCCGTACATCTTCAAGTGCGCCCTCAAGGACATCAAGGTCACTTATGGAGAGGAGACGGTCTTCTCGACCTTTGAGTCGGATGAGATCGGTGCCTCGCCCACGAAGATGAAGTTGGATCTGACCTTCAGCGAACTTGAGATCCTGACCCGTGAGAGGTTTGGCATCGATGTCATCGGCATTCCGACCGCATGAGGTGAACCATGGGATACTTCGACTTCCTTCCTAGCGTGGCTTACCCGAACGATGAGGGCGGTAGGACCATCGTCAAGGACATCCTCGTCCGTGGCAAGATCCTCGACTCCCTCCGTGACGCTGCCTCCGCAGCCCTTGAGTACACGGTGGAGGACGAAGAGAGACCCGAGACCATCGCATACAGGGTCTATGGTCGAGCCGACTACCATTGGCTGATCCTCCTGTTCAACGAGGTCCATGACCCGTTCTTCTCATGGCCGATGAGCATCAACGAGATGGAGAAGCACATGGAGGCTTCCTACTCGGGCAAGGCACTCTTCATCGATCCCGTGGGTCTATGGGATCTTGACAAGGAACGCCCCCTCGACAGGAGGGTGCCTCACTTCGCCGAGGGGGACTTGATCCAGCAGAAGGACACATCGGGCTCCGTGGTTGCCACGGCAAAGGTGGTCTCTTGGGATCCCAATCTCTACAAGGTGGTGGTCAACTCGGTGAGCGGTTCATTCAGGCTCGTCGGTGAGGCGGCTAGGCACACCGCCGTCATCTCCGACAGGACAGCCCTGACGAGGGACATCACAACGGTCAACTCCCGAGGCAAGACGATCACCGTGCCGCTCGTAAGGATCACGGATGACAACAGGTATGCCTTGCACCGATTTGAAAACTCGGCGCAGGAGGAGATCTCGCCTTGGTTCTCCGCCAAGGACAATCCCGTGCCGCTCATCGACAAGTACGCACTCGGGAGGTCCGAGGTCCTGCCGATGGGCGAGGACGATGTGGGGGATGACCTCGGAAACGCCACGGTCGTGACCAACATAGTCCATGAGGAGAGGGTGAACGACGGTAAGCGCAACATCAGGGTGATGCGCCCCGAGTACATCGACCTTGTTCTGAGGGACTTCCGAAGCCTGTTCTGAGGACACCATGCCCGAGATCGATGACGAAACGATGATGCGACCTGGCGATGTGGTGATCGATGAGATCACCCTCCGCTCCTACACGGGCTTCAACCTGAGCCTCAGGGGCATCTTTCAGAACTTCGTTATCTACGAGGACATCTTCTCAAACTGCATGTCGGGGAGCGTGACGCTCATCGACAGTATGAACCTGATCAAGCACTTCCCGATCATCGGAGCCGAGACGCTGACGGTCAAGTACAAGACTCCCTACAAGGGATCACCTCTCGTAAAGTTGGTCTTCCGAACCTACAAGATCTCGGTCAAGGTTCAGACGGCGCAGCCCTTCACGCAGATGGTCAGGATTGAATTCATGTCCGACCATGCGATCAAGAGCATGCAGAAGAAGGTGTCGAAGTCGTTCTCGCAGATGCCCGTTTCCAAGATGGTGGAGAACATCTTCCTTGAGTACCTCGCACGGACGGACGAGGAGAACAGCGGCATACTGTCGGCTGCGGTTCAGGGTGCGATTGCAGGTGGCATGATCGGGGGCGTGGGTGGACCCCTCCTTGCCGTCCCTGCGGCTGCGTTCGGTGCTGCCATGGGTGCGGTCAAGGAGGCGAACGACGATGACAGGATCCCCCTGAAGACCGTCGAGGAGACATATGACAACCGATCCTATGTCATACCGTATTGGTCGCCGCTGTACACGATCAACTGGTTGGCGCACAGGGCTCGGTCCAAGTACGACACCTCGCTCTGCGACTATGTCTTCTACGAGAACTCGGACGGTCACCACTTCGTCCCGATCTCAAGGCTCAAGCGTCAGCCCGTCAAGTTCACCTACACGGACTATGTGCAGGGGTTCCGAAGCGTGTCGGGCGACAGGATGATGGAGTCCGAACTGCGGAACATCATGGCTATGACTGTGGAGGACATCTCGGACAGGGTCAAGCAGCAGAGCCTCGGCATGCTCTCGTCAGCCATACTTGCTCACGACATGGTGACCAAGTCTTGGAAGACGGTCCACTTCAACTACGACGAGTCCTTCTATAGGCAGGGTCTCCATGTCGAGCAGTACCCGCTCCTACCCGCCGAGAAGACCGATTACTCCAAGGCTGTGGAGTCGAGCCTCAAGTACTACCCAAACACGACATACACGGTCAACGGGATCGTGTCGAACAGCGACCCCGAGGAGACTGTCCTTTTGAGGCAGTCCCTACTCAATCAGATTCATTCCGTGAATCTCATAGTCGAGTGCCACGGGGACACGAATGTGAAGGTGGGTCAGATCATCGAACTGAAGATCCCTGCTCCCGAATCAACCAAGAAGGCTGACAAGTACGAGGATGACTACATGCTCGGTCGGTATCTCGTCACCACGGTCAAGCACACGGTCACAGATAGGGAACACACCATGACCATGACCCTATCCCGTGACTCGCTTCCCGAGCCGATCACCGACTTCAAGAAGCCCGAACTTGCGGTGGAGAACTGAAATGCACAACCATGAGCCCATCCGTCCCGACTTCCTCGGCAAGAACGGCTTCATTTGGTGGCAGGGTGTGGTCGAGGACATCTATGACCCCCTGAAGGTCGGTCGTGTCCGTGTTCGTATCCTGGGTTGGCATACCGATGACAAGTCGGAGATCCCGACCAAGGATCTCCCGTGGGCGCATGTCGTGATGCCGACGAACAGCGCATCCATGTCAGGCAAAGGTTGGTCGCCAACGGGCATCCTTCAGGGTACATGGGTGGTGGGCTTCTATCGTGACGGTTTGAACGCACAGGAGCCTGTGGTCTTCGGCACCCTCGGTGGCATCAATACGGTGTCAATAACGGTTCCGAACATACCGCAGACGGGCTTTCCATTCGTGGATGCCGAGACGAGCCGAAGGTTGACCGCTCAGATCATTCAGTCGAAGAAGGAAGAGGTCTTGTCTCAGTTGGAGGAGGCGAAGGACGATGTCGGACTGAAGCCGTATCAACTGCCGAAGAATCCAGTCATAGACCCGAGCAAGGGCTTCACGGACCCCGATGGTCTCTATCCCCTGATCTCAAGGATGGATGAGGCGGACACGAATCGACTCGCCCGAAACGAACAGGTGGACAACACCATCGTCAGGAAGAAGCGTGAGAGCCTTGAGCGATGCTCGACGGCACTCTATGGGTTTTGGTCCGAGCCCGAGACCCCATATGCAGCCGTCTATCCGTTCAACAATGTGTACGAGTCTCAGGCGGGTCACATCATCGAATACGACGATACCCCGAGGGCGGAGAGGCTTCACTTCTACCATTGCTCGGGCTCGTTCACGGAGATCCATCCCAAGGGCAGCGAGGTCCATAAGGTCGTGGGCAACGCATGGGACATCACGCTCAACGACAAGATGGTCTTGGTAAAGGGCAACGCATCGTTCAACGCCGACAAGACGCTCAAGGTGAAGATGGGGAAGGACCTTGAGATTGAGGTCCTTGGCGATGTCAAGATGCTCGTCAACGGCAACATGACCACCGAGGTGAAGGGGAACGCCCTACACAAGGTCGGGGGGACATACACCCTGTCGAGTGAAGGGAACATGGTCATCATGGCACCCCGCATCGATCTCAATCCCGAGGGTGAGAAGGCATCCGAGGTCAGCACATTCATGGACAAGTTGCGGGGCTTCGTCAACTCGCTCATCAACGCATTCACCCCACCCGATCCCAAGGTCACGAATACGGAACCTACGCCGACACCGCCCGAACTTCCACCCGCACCGACAAGACCACAAGCAGAGGAGAAGGCGGAGGATCTGTTTGAAGAGGACAGGAACAGGATCAGGAACAAATATCCAGGTCTGCGTTCCAAACCCATCGAACTTCTTCTTGGTTACAGCGACGATGAGGTCGCTCTATTGGTGGAGAGGCCGAAGCGGTTGACCGATTTCGGCAGTTCCGCCGACCAAGAGAGGCTACTCGTACAGAGGATCGGTCAATACGAGTCGAGGAGACAGGACTAGCAGGACGGAGGAAAAGACATGTGTTTTCATGCTCCCGCCAACAGAATACCCGTATCCAACACCCCGCAGTCCGCTGCGACTCAGGGTGCTGTCACCATTCCTAGTGGAACGGAGGGAAACACCGAGAACTACATGAAACTCGGTGCGGAGGCGAAGGTGTCTGCCGTGACGAGCGAGGATGTTTCGATCAAGGGCATGGTCAATCCTCCCGTGGCTACCGACTTCACGGAGTCGAAGCAGTCGTTGAACGAGTTGACGGCGCAGCGTGGGGACCTTGCCAAGGTGCCCGACATCGACATCTGCGGATTTATGAGCAAACTCCCTGAGATAGACATCGATCTTGGCGGTGCGGGAGAAGGCATCCCGAGCCTGAACGACATCATGCTTGCGATCAACGGCGTGACCCTCCCCGCCCTACAGGCTGTCTCGGAGGGGATCACCGACATCGTCGGCAGGATTGGGGATGCCATCGGCGACCTTGGTGCTGCGATCCAAGGGAGCGTCCCCACGATCACCTGCGGCAAGCGTCCCGTGGTCGATCCGTTGCAGGTCGCCGCCTCGGCTGCGGGCGCACCTGCGCTCGGGGCTGCGCTTGCGGCTGCGCCCGCACCCACGCCCGCACCCACGCCCGAGCCCGTTCCCTATGGAACCGACCCGAACATCGTCATCGAATCCCCCGATGTCACGGTGAGGAGCCTTGATGACACCATCGACTCGGGAGAGTTCTGATGGCATTCGGAATGACGGGACAGAACCCCATAGAGTTCTACTACCCCGAGAGGGAGTTCGGAGCCCTCAACATCAAGGATCAGGACAACTCGACATCGTCAATCTACGACGAGATCGAATGGCTGTCCCCCGCCATCCTCAACAAGGATTACAACGAGACATTTCCGAATCGACCCGTCTACGAGCAGCAGCGGTTCCTGCGTGACGGAGACAAGGTCGAGTCCTGTTCCGTTTCGGCGAGGCTCAGGGCTACCTATGTCTCTCAGCGAGGATCGCTGCCGACTACGGGAGGATCGCTGAAGTTCGCCATCGTTAGCGGCACATTCCCGCCAAGCATGACATTGAACATCGATACGGGCAACCTGTTTGGCAGGATCGATGACCTTGATGACATCTTCCCCGAGGAGTTCGGGGTTCCTCCCGAGGGTCTGCCCGAGGATCCACTTGCCGAGGAGGCGAAGGCGGTGTTTGGCTTCGACTACGGGGATCAGGGACCAAAGAAGTTCACCGAGAACAACTATGCGGAGAAGGGATCCGCATCTCTTCACAAGGGCGGGTTCGGGATCGACAAGGACATCGTCTTCACGGCGAGGGCGTTCGACTCCGCCGCACCAACTACAAGATACATCGACGGTGTGTTCACGATCAAGACGATGAACAACTGGTCATCGGACAGGGATGAGTTGATCCTAAATATCAGGAATCAGTTCTTCATCGATGGTAAGCCTGTGACGAACGAGGAGTACCTCACCACCATGAAGGAGAGGGGATACTTCTCCGACAACTGTCCATAAGGGAGAAGTATGCCAGCCGCACACAGACATACCGACATCTGCTCGGGTCACTCATGCTTCCCCCCGAGGAACAACATAGAGGGATCGGGGAATGTCTTCGTCAACAGCCTCGGGTGGCACAGGAAGGGCGATGGTTGGGCTACGCATTGCTGCGGTCCATCCTGCCATAGCAGCAAGACGGCGGAGGGATCGTCCTCCGTCTTCGTCAATAGCCGTCCTGCGGCTAGGGTCGGGGATCCCGTGCATTGCGGCTCCGCATGCGCTAGGGGAAGCAACAATGTATTCTGCGGGGGCTAACGGGAATGTGGGCAAACCTGTCATTTTGGTTCGATTTCGGGATTGCGGTTTCTGGAGTCTTCGGCGGCATCGCCGCAGGGATCTTCTACACCAAGGTCAAGATCAAGGTGCAGGAGAGGAAGGCGGTCGAGGAGGCATCGATCAATCCGAAAAACTCCTCCTTCCAAAGCAAGCATACAAGCGTCCATGAGATGCTTACTAGTCTTCGGATCAAGACGGGTGCGGACAGGGCGAGGATCGGTCACTTTCACAACGGGGGCAAGTTCCTAGACGGGACACCCATGAAGAAGTTCAGCGTGACCCATGAGTCCTGCGAGAGGGGCATCCCTTATGACGGTGCCAACCTACAGAACATTCTCGTAACCATGTTTTGGGATCTGATCGAAACCATGAGGTCGGACCTACCGAGTCTCCATTGGTCGATGGACATGAAGGAGGGGTACTTTCGCTCCTACAACAACGCCAACGGCATCATGGCATACTCGGTGCTTCCGATTATGAAAGAAGACCTGTGCATCGGGTTCATCGTTTTGGAGTGGTTCAATGCGGAGAAGACACCATCCAAGCAGGACACCTTTGAGATTATCTTCGCACAGGCAAGGGAGTACATCGAACTTGAACTCGCATTGAGGTGACCATGGCTAAGGTAGAGAACACATCCTCGGACCTCGACATCAACTTTGACCGCAATCCCCTGTCGGGAGATGTTGCGATGCGGCGGGACGAGGAGGCGATCAAGAGGGCACTCAAGAACCTCATCCTCCTCAAGAGGAACGAGAAGCCCTTCCATCCCGAGATCTACTCGGGGATACAGGACATGCTCTTTGAGTTGGTCGATCCCCTCACCGTCATTGAGGTGAAGAAGAGGATCTCGGACACCATCCGCAACTACGAGCCCCGTGTGAACACCGCCGTTGTTGATGTGGCGGATGTCATAGATAGGAACGAGATCAGGATCACGATTCGCTTCACGATCAAGAATGTGCAGCGGGTCTTCTCGACCACCGTCGCCGTTACGAGGCTGAGATGAGAAACACCTCCAACACACCCATCAACGCACTCGGATTTGACGAGATCAAGGCGAACCTGAAGGAGTTCCTTCGGGGTCAGGAGCAGTTCAAGGACTACGACTTTGAGGGAGCGTCCCTCAACATCATCCTCGACCTCCTCTCGTACAACACCCACTATCAGGCGTTCTACGCCAACATGGCTGCGAACGAGTCGTTCATCGACTCCGCCGCCATCAGGGAGTCGGTGGTCTCTCTCGCCAAGCACCTCGGCTACACCCCCCGATCCAAGAAGGCGGCTCGTCTTGTGGTGGATGCGATCCTCACTCCAGGCGGTGTGGACACGGTCTTCACGCAGACGGTCATCCAAGGGAAGCAGTTCATCGATAGGGGTACGATCTTCCGAGGCAAGGACACGAACGGCAAGAGCGTCAACTTCGTCAACCTCGACAACTACAAGGCTGTTCGCAGGGGCGGGGACAACATCGTCAGGGACATCGTTATCCACCAAGGCTATCTCAAGCAGATCTCGTTCGTTGCGAACACGCAGGGCGGGACCAATGCCATGTTCACGATCCCCGACAGGAGCGTGGACATTGACACCATAGTCCTGTTCGTTCAGCGTTCGCAGACCGACAGCACGGGGTCTCAGGAACTATGGACTCGGGCGACCGACATCAACAAACTAAACTCGACCTCTAACGCATTCTTCGTGCAGGAGAGCCGTGAAGGTCTGTGGGAGATCTACTTCGGGGACGGGATCGTCGGCAAGGCGGTCGAGAACGGCAACATCGTCACCGTGCGCTATCTCGTCACGAACGGGAGCGAGGGGAATGGGATCGGCTTCGATGAGACCACGGTCAAGCGGTCCATCACCTGCAACGATTCCCGTGTGACGGAGGTCAAAATTCAGACCGACGATGCGGGGGATGTGCAGATCTCCTTCGGCGGCGAGGACTCGGAGGACACCGAGTCGATCAGGTTCTACGCTCCCCGCAACTATCAGGCGCAGGACAGGGCTGTCACCACGGATGACTACAAGGCGATCCTCGGGCGTGAGTATGCGCAGAGGGCTGATTCGTTCTTCATTTGGGGCGGCGAGGAGAACGATCCGCCGCAGTACGGCAAGGTCTTCATCTCCATCAAGCCGAGGGTTGGGTCGAGGCTCTCGACAGCCGAGAAGCGAGCGATTGAGAACACCATCCTCGGCGAGAAGAACCTAGTGACCATCACCCCCGAGGTGGTGGATCCCGATCTTCTCTACATCAATCCATCGGTGACCGTCTACTACGATGAATCGAAGACCACTCTCAACAGCACGGGTGTCGAGTCGAGGGTGATCGAACTGATCAAGACCTTCGCAGATTCCTACCTCGGTCTGTTTCAGCGGAACTTCCGAATGTCGAAGTTCTCATCCACCATCGACGGCTCTTCGGGGGCGATCAATGCCAACAGCACGGACATCACCCTCACGAAGAGGTTTGAGCCAAGCCTCGGCAGGGCTGCGCCCTACGCCATCAACTTCGACAATCCCCTGCTGCATCCCGTGGACGGATACACCCCGATCCTGTCGAGCGAGATCTTCAGGCACATAGACACGACATCGTCTGCGACGGTCAAGCCCGTGGTCGATGCCTTCGTGGACGATGACGGATACGGGAACATCAGGATCTACAAGCAGGTGGGAAGCACCAAGGTGTTCCTGAACAGGAACACGGGAAGCATCGATTACGAGACGGGCAAGATCTTCCTGCGCAACCTCAAGATCGAAAGCCTTGACGATGGGAAGACCGAACTCTCCCTTACGGTGATCCCGAGGAACAAGGACATCTTTGCCCGTAGGAATCAGATCGTCCTCATCGATCCGAACAGCATTTCGGTCACCACGGTGCCCGAGAAGACGGTCATAGATAGGGGTGCTAGCGACTCCGCCTTCACTCGTTGAGGCGGTGAAGGGCGAGGAAAATGAGCATCGACGGAGACCGTCAACTATCACAGTTCGTGTCAGACAGGCTCCCCGAGTTCGTGCGGGTGGATCATCCCACGCTCGTCGCCTTCATGGCTGCGTACTACGAATGGCTCGGTCTGCGGAGGAATCAGGGGAAGATCGTGTCGCCGCTCGACATGAAAGAGATCCCCGACATCGATACAACCCTCGACCAATTCGTTGAAAAGTTCAAGGCTGAGTACCTCCTCAACTTCCCCGAGTCTCTTGCGGTCAATCCCGACACGGGAAATCTCGTTGACCCGAGGAGACTCGTAAAGAACATCAAGCAGTTCTACCTCGCCAAGGGCACGGAGAAGTCATACGAGTTCTTGTTTCGTATCCTCTATGACACGGCGGTCGAGTTCTACTATCCCAAGAAGGACATCCTGCGGCTCTCCACGGGGCGTTGGACACAGAACAACTACCTGAGGCTGTCGAATGCCTTGGGCGACAGCATCTACAGGGCTGCGGGAAACACCGTGGTTCAGCGTAACGCAGGGGGACAGATCCTCGCCACGGCGAGGTGCGTCGAGGTCAGCGTCTATCAGGTCGGCAACTTCGATGTGGCGGAGATGCTCATCTCGGGCAGGAACGGCACATTTCAGGCGGGTAACCTCGGGATTGAGTTCACGGACGGCGACGAAACCTTCCGTGAGGTCAAGGTGTACAGCGTCATCTCGTCGGTCTCGGTCACTAACGGCGGAGCCGACTATCAGGTGGGCGAGAAGGTGACCTTCGTGCCTGTCGGCAGCGACAGCGGTCAGAGGGGATCGGGAACGATCACCGAGGTGGACAGCCTCGGAGGCATCCGAAAGATCAACATCGATGACTTCGGCATCAACTATCAGGTGGTGCCGACAATCTCAATCGCAACGAGCAGGGGAACGGGCTTCTCGGGGGCGGTCACGGTCGGGGCTCTGGCTCAATCTGCGGGGTTCTATGCCAACAACGACGGTCGCCTCAGCACCAACAAGGTTCTTCAAGACAACAAGTACTATCAAAATTGGTCGTATGTCTTGAAGAGCGAGGTCGTGATCGACAGGTACAGGGAGATCGTTCGCCGACTCGTCCATCCCGTGGGAACAGCCATGTTCGGCACGGTACTCATCAAGCGTTGCGCTCATACCGATCTTGAAAATGCGTCGAGCCTCGTTTCCTACGAGGTTCCGATCATCGGGCACTACATCCCATACACATTCCGTACCTTCGATGACCTGTCGGCATGGTTTATGACAGGGATCACGGGAGGCATGACCGCTGCGGGTTACAACCCCTCGTTCCACGACATCTACATCAAGGGAGAGGGTGACGGGCTCGTAGTGGGCGGAAATCCGATCAGCAACAACATCCCGTTTGCTGCGACAGGTGGGGCGTTTGGACTGACGGGATTCCGAAATGCAGACCCATTCTGGATCGTCTACAAGCACCCGAACCTAAAGGTCAGCGGGGAGAAGCACATCGCCAAGATATGGACTACACAGATCAGCGATTTTTTGACATGGGATGAATGGGATCTCTCCTCCGATCCCGACAATCAACAGAGGATCAATGAGTGGGTCAAGGAACTCAACGATAAGACCGCACCTGACGGTACTGAGAATGCCTGTTGCAAGGGATCTTGCTGCCGAGGTGAACTTTACAGGGAACCCCACGACTTCAACTACGCATTGCTGAACTACAACGAGGACAGCGAGTTTCGCAAGATCACCGCTCGGGCTTTCTTCAACATGCCCATCGGACAACCCTTCGATTGCCGCACGGAGAGTTTCCCTACGCTTGCCGTGCCGAAGTTCAGCATGATTCAACCACTATCGGGTGGGACGGTGAGGAACACATCGGCACCCGTTGGGACATCTCCTGCCGACTATGACTTCTTTAGGACCCTTACGGTTCGGTTCAACATCGACAACGGCGACAATCTCTCGCTCTCTCAGATCGGTGCCGAGAAGATCAGGGTCGTGTTGGACGGCAAGAAGACCGTTGATGTCGGTCTCAACTCACGCAGCATTAGGTTCGGCAAAGTGAGGGATGGGAGGCATTCTTTGAGGCTTGAGATCCTCGACTCAAGGAATAGGCTCATCGCAGGTACGAGGGAGATCGTCATCTTCGCCTACGAGTTCGTTCCCCCGCAGCAGGTTCCGACCCCATCTACAGAGGCATAAGTAATCTGCCATGCCATCGTCTTGCGACCCATTCCGACAAAATCACAAGCGAATCACCGCAGATGCGCTGTTCGCCATCTACAGCGACACCGATGACAAGAACCTGTTCCTGTCCATCGGCAAGATCACGGGTTGGTCGGGTCTCGGAACGGATGAGAACCCTCCGACGAGCATTGACAGCGTCAAGGATGACACGGAACTTTGGAGGGGCATCTTCGCACACAAGAGGATCGACAGGTCGGATGTCTCCCTCGTCGTGCGGAGGTACGATTGGAAGCCCTTCGTTGTCTACACCCCATATCGGGACGATCTCGACCTTTTCGATGACTTCGATCCCGCCCCATTCTACGCCCTCGTTGACGATGAGAGGGTGTACAAGTGCATCGACAACAACAACGGTGGACAGTCCCTCGTTGCACCCACCCACACCGATAGTCAGATCCGCAGGTTGAGTGATGGGTATCGGTGGAAGTTCCTCTATCAGATCGCCGAGTCGAAGAGGAAGTTTCTGACGAAGACTCAAGGCGATGCCATCGGGTACATGCCCGTTGAGTATGTCGATTATTTGCGCCTCAACGACGAGCGCATCCTGCAATGGAACACACAGCAAGCGGCTGTGGACGGTGAGATCGCCTTCGTCAAGGTGAATCCCGATGTCAAGCCTTTCGTGGTGTCCGACACATGCCTGTTCGCTAGTGCCAACAACACGGTGGTCGCTGATGTCGCCTTGGGAGCCACGGGTATCACCCTGACCTCTCCGAGCCTCATCCTCAAGCCGAACTACTACAACGACATGGTTCTGTCCATCGACAGCGGTCAGGGGCAGGGTCAGCGCAGGAGGATCTCCACCTTCACTCCATCAGGAGGAGGTGGTGCAGCATTCATCACTACTGTAGATCCCTTCTCGACTAGCGTTTCGGGTGGAGGTAATGCAAGCACTTTCTCCATCGTCCCGAATATCCGAGTTGTCGGGGACGGAAACTCGTATAGCAACTCATACAATCCCTACACCAAGGCTGCGGAGGTTTCGGTGCGCTTCGGTGCGACGGCGGATTTCAGCGTGGTCGGTGCGACCTCATGCGCCGATTTCTTTGAACTCCGCCGCCTCGTTGACTCCATCGAACTCGTTGACGGCGGCAGGGATTACACCTTCGCCGACCTTGAGTTCATCAAGGGGCTTGTGGTTCCTACCGACAAGGTTTTCCTTGACGATCTCGCCGAGGCGATCATGTCTCCTCCAGGAGGTCACGGATCGAATCCCGTCAAGGAACTCGGATGCTCCTCTATCATGGTCTCCAAGGAGTACTCTCAGGACGAGGAGGGCAAGGTCAGCACACAGAACGAGTACCGTCAGTTTGCAGTCCTCCTCAATCCCCTCCTCGCCGAGAAGCAGGTGCGGCTGAAGTTCTTCGCCACGGGAGTGAGCGGATCATTCACGGTTGGTGGAACCGCAGGACAGGCAGCGACAGGTGGATTTAGCGGTGCTTACGGAGATGTGGTCTCTTGGAGGGCGGGTGCTTCGGGTCACAGCGGCACGAACGAACTCGTACTCACCGAGATCAGGAACGGCGACTTTGAGTACGGTGGGAATGTCGGGGGACTGACCACGATGTCGGTCGATGTCCGAACGATTGCGGGAACCGAGTCGAGAAGGCTTCTCAGGCTCACCCTCGCACCAACCGATCCCGCCTTCTCGGGTTCCGCTACCGACTTCACCAAGGGATACCTCGTCCACGGAATCGGGGATTGGTCAACCTCGACCTTCGCTTCCCGAGCGGTTGGCGAGGTCTACGCATGGGAGCCTCAGGTGGGGTCGAACATCCTCGGATTCCTATACCTTGAGAATCCGCAGGGTGCTTTCAAGATCAACGAGCGTGTCTCTCAGACGGACTTGTTCTACTCGGACTACAGCAGGGGATTGAGCGGCATCGGTCAAGTCAGGGCAATCGACACGGTCATCAGGCAAGGCGTGGACACCTACGACCAAACCACGACCCTCGTCATGTCCTATGACGGAAGCAACTTGTTCAAGACCACCTCGTTCCTAGAGGATGCGTTCAAGGATTTCATACTTGGTGCCACGGCTTCGGCGAACGGGTATGTGATGGATTGGACACTCGGGGGCACAGGCACCACGGGAACCCTCAGGGTCTCGGGCACTCAGGGGATCTTCAGCACGGGCATGACGGCATCATACGGACTCACCACGGATACCAATCTCGCCACGATCACGCAGGTCATCCATACCGCTGAACTCAAGTACCGTTCGGGAGAGGTTCTATACATACAGAACATGAAGCCGATCCAAAGAGATCTTGAGCAACGGGAAGAGATCAAGATCGTCATCGACTTCTAAGGTGAACAGATGCCTTCATACGACTCAAGCATTTTCAATGTCGATCCGTACTACGACGATTTCTCGGAGGACAAGAAGTTCCTTCGGCTCATGTTTCGTCCAGGCTACGGAGTTCAGGCGAGGGAACTGACGCAGGTTCAGACCATCCTTCAGAATCAGATTGAGCGTTTCGGATCGCACATCTTCGATGAGGGCAGCATCGTCCTCGACGGCAGGATCAGCGAGAACAGGGTCAAGTACGCAAAGGTTGCCCTCGGCACCACGGTCGATCCCGCAGACTTCGTCGGTACGGTCGCTCATGTCTCGGGCAAGGCGAACGCAAGGATCGTCCATGCAGAGGACATCCTTGAGAATTCAGGCGACGAGTACAGCGTCCTGTTCTTCGACTACATGGATGGTGGCACCACCTTCGGGACCAACGACACGATCACCGCCACGGCTGCGAACGGCACGGGGATCACGGCGGGGATCACGGGTCCCACAATCGGTGGCATCGTCGGCGATGCGGTCGTGGTCTCGGTCGAGCGTGGAGTCCGCTTCGTGGAGGGCTACTTCGTCCTCAACACGGCACAGTCGCTCGGCGCATACACGCTGACGGGAAACACGGGTTCCCATGTCCGACTCTACAACTCGCCAACGACGAGTGTCGGTTTCACGGTGAGCAAGTCCTTCGTCACCGCCGAGGATGACACCACGCTCAACGACCCTGCGTTCGGCTTCTACAACTACGCCGCACCTGGCTCCGACCGCTTCAAGATCGACCTCACCCTCTCACAGAAGGCTTTCCTTCCTAGCGACACGGCATCCATCGACAACTTCAGCCGAGTCGGGTTCATTGAGTTCATGCGCCTCAACGGCGGCGACATCGTCAAGGTCGAGAAGTACCCCGACTACGCCATGCTTGAGGATACCCTCGCACGGCGCACCTATGACGAGTCGGGGAACTACACGGTCACCCCGTTTGAACTGAACCTCAAGGGTCCCACCTCCGTGGGAGCCACCAAGGTCCTGAAGGCGGAACTCTCCACGGGCAAGGCTTATGTCTTCGGCTATGAGTTTGAGACTCAGAGCAAGACGAAGTTGAACCTCCCGTGCGCCCGTGGGGGTGCGCACCTGCGCACGGTCGAGCGTGACTTCAACCGCTCGGTCGGTCCCTACACCCGTGTCATCGTCTCGGGCATCGCCGACTCCATCGGTGCGACTACCGACTTCGCCAAGCACCCAAGCGTGTTCCTTTCCACGGGCGAGAGCGGTGCTGCGTTCGCATCAATCGGCACGGCTAGGGTTCGTTGGCTTGAGCCGTATTCGTCTCCCGTCTACAACCTCTCACTTTACGACATCAACATCACGGGTCCGACCGCCGTGTTCACCGATGTGAAGCGCATCTTCTTCCCAAGCCTCACCGCTGCGGGCAAGCATGCCTTCGCCATCACGGGCAGCGCAGGTCTACAGAGCGAGAGTCAGAGCCTCCTCCTCTATCAGGTTCCCGAGGGCTCGGGCGTGACCGCATTCACGGATGCGAACTACGCCATCACGACCTACAAGACGCAGACCGCCTCGACGCTCCCCCACTCGTTCTCGGTCAACGCCGTGTCGGGTCTTGAGTTCGCCGTGGGCACTTCCGAGGTGAGTCTCCCGAATCAGGATGTTCTCATCTTCGATCAGGACGGCAAGGTCGTTGGCGGCACGGCTGCGAGGGATGGTGGGAACCCCGCAGTCCTCTCCATCACCGTCTCGTCCAACACAAGCAGCGGCAAGAAACTGCACATCATCACCTCCGAGGATGTCACTCAGTCCCCGATGACGAGTCGTACCAAGACCTCGCAGACCGTGAGTCTCACGCTCACGGGTCAATGGGGATCCTCTCTGACGGGCGACGGTCGTGGCAGCACCGCCGACACCCTGTATCTGAATGGATACACGGATGTCCTTCAGGTTCTCTCCCTCACGGGAACGAAGGGTCCGAGCAGCGGGATCAGCATCCTGCCGTACATGAACTTCGATGACGGTCAGCGTGACTCGCACTACGATTGGTCGAGGATGTGGATGACGGCAGGTGTCACGGGCATCACGGGTCCGTTCTACGCAACCTTCCGATACCACAGCCACAGCGCAACGGATGGACCGTTCACGGTCAAGTCGTATCCCGACTACGAGGACATCCCCTCCTATACGAGCCGCACCACGGGAACGGTGTTCAGCCTTCGTGACTGCATCGACTTCCGTCCCGTGAGGAACACGGACGGCACGATCAAGACCAACACTTGGGTGCCCACGAACACCTCTGCGAACGACAACAACTTTGAATACACGCACCACCTCCCGAGGACGGACAAGATCGTCCTGACGAGGGACCGTAGGTTCGCAGTACTCTCGGGTGTCCCATCTCTCAATGCGGACATCCCCGCCGACGATCCGAACGCCATGTCCCTCTACATCGTGCGGATGAACCCGTACACCTTCTCGGCTGACGATGCGTCGATCCGCTATGTCGAGAACAAGCGGTACACGATGCGTGACATCGGTGACCTTGAGAAGAGGATCGAAGCGGTCGAGTACTACACCACGCTCACCCTCCTTGAGCAGGAGGCGAAGGCGAAGAAGATTCTCGACAGCGCAGGAGACGAGATGCCGAAGAAGGGCATCCTTGTCGATCAGTTCAAGGGTCACACGGTAGCGGACAACACCGATCCGATGTTCGCAGCGAGCATCGACTACGAGAAAAACGAACTGCGTCCTCCGTTCACGATCCGATCCTACGGTCTCACGGCGGGATCCCTCTCAAATGTGGTGGGCAACCTCACGGACGGTGTCTACACCCTCGACTTCACGCAGTCCCCCGAGATCTCGCACATCCTGTCGAGCGAATCGGTCACGGTCAATCCGTCCACGATCATCTCCTTCCTCGGAAGCCTCAAGGTTTCCCCCTCGACCGACACTTGGTACGACACCGAGAAGCAGCCGAAGGTCAGGGTCAATGTCGAGGGTGAGAACGACAACTGGGAGCAGAACGCCAACTACGGATTCGGCACCCGCTACAACGATTGGGAGGCGATTTGGTTCGGGCGTGAGAACGCCAACGAGAAGAACACCAAGCCGAACCTCGTCCGTAACAAACTCCTCACGGCGAAGGCCGAGGGCGTGTCCCTGTCGAGCATCAACTCGTCGGTCACGCCCGAGAGCATGAAGAAGATCATCCGCAACAGGACCGTGGGCAGGGATGTCCTCCCTGTCGCCCGTGCGAAGACCCTGACTCTCACGGCAAAGGGACTCAAGCCAACCACGGCGTACCGTGTGTACTGCGACGATGTCGATGTCACGGCGTACTGCACCTCGGGAAGCGCATCGACCGACAACAAGGGCGAAGCGACGATCTTGTTCTCGTTCAACGCACCACAGACCGCACCCTATGCCGAGCAGAACTTCCTCATCGGACGGCACACGATAAGGGTCACGGACGGCACGAATGCCGACGATCCGTCGAACTGGACTATGCTTGCCGAGGCGACCTACACCGTCGAGGGCGCATATGACTCGGTCGGTGAAGAGGGGATCCTCTCGACCCGTTTGCCCGACACCCGCCGCAAGTCGGTGAAGTCGGACAAGATTGTGTCCAATCTGTCGGACATCCTCACAAGTTCTGGAGAGATCAGAGGATACAGCGATCCCCTGAGTCAGACGGTCTATATCGATCCCGTCAAGTACCCGAGGGGTGTGTTCGTCAAGTCGGTGGACATGTACTTCTCGGATAAAGAATCGCTCACGACGATTCCCGTCACGGTTCAGATCCGCCCGACCATCTCGGGCTATCCCCACCCGTCCAAGGTACTTCCGTTCGCCACCTCGACTCTGTACTCGGATGGTGTCTCCACCGCCGACCTGATCACGGCGGGAGACCAAGACGAGACCAACTTCGCCTTCAGTAGCCCCGTATACCTGCTTCCCGCCCGTGAGTACGCCATCTGCGTCTCCACCAACAGCCCGAACTACTCGGTCTTCACGGGCACCATCGGCAGCACGATCCTCAGGGAATCCGAAGAAGATCCGAAGATCTCGGTCACCAAGCAGCCGATGATGCGGTCGCTCTTCAAGGGAACCAACAGCGGGACCCTCATAAAGAACGACAATCAGACACTAGCCCTCAGGCTCAACCTGTGCAAGTTCACGGCATCGGGAAATATGACCGTCGAGAACGAGGCTGACTCAGGATCGGCGACCCTGACGGTCAACGAGTTCAGGTTCAACGCCACGGACTTTGTGCCCGAGGGATCGGACATCTCGTACTCGGCATCCATAGCGACGAGTTCTCCGACCACCTACACCGAGATCCCTGTTGGCAAGAACATTGTGCCGAGCAACGGGAACCTCAGTCTCCTCTCTGCGAACGCCGAGGCGGGATTCGGAACCTTTACCGTTTCCATGTCGGCAAGCAGCGACGGATATGTCTCCCCTGTGTTTGACATGGAAAGGTCGAGCGTGGTCTCGGCGGCGAACCTCGTCAACAACAGCATTATCACCACCATCGGGGATGCGGCGTACAACGGCGAGATCGAACCGACGAACTCGGGTGCGACTGAGGCATACAGGACCAAGGCTCGGTACATCACCAAGAAGGTCACCCTTGAGGAGGGTGCCGAGGCGAACAACATCACCGTGACTCTCTCCCTGTGCAACCCGAGGAAGGGAAACTCCACCGCCGCAAGCGTACAGGTGTTTGTCCGCCCGATTCCCGTTGGCGAGATCGACTTTGACAACATCAACTATGTGAAGTTGACCACCACGGACACGGGGGTCTCGACCTCCGATGATGACTTCCGTGAGGTCACTTTCACGAACATCGGCAGCACCACTCTCAACAAGTTCAGGACATTCTCGGTCAAGATCGTCATGTACGGTGAGACGAACGGCTCCGCCATCCCGAGGATCAGGAACCTGAGGGTCATTGCAACATGAACAGGGACAAGGTCCCCGTTCGCAACGAACCCCTTGTCCGTGACATGAGGACAGGTGCCTTGCTCTCGACAGACAGGGATGCCTTCCGTGCATACGAGGACAGGAAGCGGGAGCGTCAGGCGCAGCAAGACAGGCTAAATAGCCTTGAGGGGAAGGTCGCTGAGTTGCAGCGCATCCTCTCCGAACTCATAGAGAAACGGTAACCGTAGATGTCCTGCACAGCATCAGACTTCGTCAACATCCAACCCCTGACCCTGTCGGACACCTTCAACACTTGGTTCGACAGGACCAATGAGGTCATCGCCGCAGCGAATGGGATCAACATCCTTGATGTGGTGGCGGGACCCACGGCGGGTGGTCTGATCCGTGAGACGGGATGCTCGGCGGGATACTACAACGGCGTGGTCACCCTTTCGGTGAATCCAGGCGCAGGTATCGGCATCGGCACCGAGGCGTTCGATGGCAACTTCAACGAGGTCGTGATCGATGCTGTCAGGCTTGAGAACCTCGGCACGGGATCGACGGCGAATCCCGCTGTCGGCGACTACATCATCGTCAGCGACATCAGCGACACCCGTCAGGGCTCTGCGGGAACCCCGAAGCGCACCGTTGCTAGCAGGATGCTCCCTTCTGCCGTTTACTTCGGTGATGCGGGAGAAGGCACCTTTGAGATATACGGCGATGTCACCATTCACGGCGACATCAACATCGAAGGCGACCAATCGTACATCGATGCCAACGATCTCCGCATCGAAGACAAGATCATCGAACTCGCCTACAACAGGTACTCGCAGTTCACCATCCAAAAGACGGGTATGACTGCGGGATCGTTCGATGTCGGTGCGACCGCCTACTACATCGATCCAGGTTCCGCCACCCTCACGGCGAACTCGACCACCATCGGCTACATCCGAGCGTTCACTTACTCGGGAAGCACCACGGGCTCGGTGCAGATGCACTCGTTCAACGAGGGCGGCGTGTCCGACATCGTCAACGGCGGCAGTCTCTATGTGGACGGTGCTTCGCTGACCTTCGATGTCACCTCGGTACCGTTTACGGACACGGCGTTCTACAACGACACGCTCCTGACCCCCGCAGGAATCGACATCAAGGGCGCATCGGGCGACAAGACCTTCCTTTGGAACCTCAAGACCCCCGACACTCTCTCGACTTGGAACGCCTTCGTTGCGAACACCAACCTTGGCGTGACGGGTGCGGCGAACTACATCATCTCGTCCAAGTTCGCATCGTTCGGATACGGCGCAGGTACGGATGACACCTACACCTTCTACGGTGCAGGAGACTCGTTCACCAAGGCTGCGGTCGGCACGGAACTCGTCCTTCAGCACAGCGCAACGGGCGAAGCGGGGATCACCTTCGCACAGGTCTTCTCGGGCAGCACGGGTCCCGCAGTCTACCCTGGGGTCACGGCGACCAATTGGTCGAAGTACCTCAACGCCGACCAACTCGACGGTGCCCACGCACTCACCACCTCGACTGCATGGTCGATCCCCGTGGCACTCGCCAACGGCAAGATCCATGAGGATTGGGTCAACTCCGATGCGATCCGCAAGACCTTCTCGCAGACGGGTCACTCGTTCGTCATGGGCGACATCCTGCGGTTCGACACGAATGGATCGCTGACTTTCGCCCGTGCAGACACAATTCCGACCGCCGAGGCACTCGGCATGGTCGAGGTCGCCTCGGGCAGCACCCTCACTCTCGTCACCAAGGGCTTCATCTCGGGGCTCACGGGTACGAGGATCAACGCACTCAAGCCCCTCGTCACGGGCAACGCCTATTACCTCAGTCAGTCCGTTGGTGGCGGTATGATCACCAACCCCGACTCGGGCGCATACGAGATCACGGCGGGTCAAGTCCGAAAGGCGATGTTCATCGCCTCGGGCATCGACAAGGGATATGTGGTCAACTACACGGGCGTGGTGGTTGGCAACGACCCCACCGACCTGATCTACCTCAGCCGTGTCGCTCCCGTGGGAAGCGTCCATCCGTTTGCGGGACTGACCTCGGCGATCCCCGATGGTTGGCTCCTCTGCAACGGTGCTGCTGTCGGAAAGAACGATCAGTCGGATCTCTTTGCAGCCGTCGAGAACACATACTTCGCTGATGCGGAGGTGTACGACTCGTCCACTCTCACGATGGACGGGGACACCCGTACCCTCGCAGCGGGAGACGCTGTTTATGTGACATGGTCAACGGGCAGCGCAAACCTGATCATCTCATCGGTGAACACAGGAAACCGAAGGATTGGTTTCCCCGACACGCCGTTTGCTGACCTTCCACAAGGAGCAAATCTCAATGTCTACGGCAGGACTGTTGCATCGACGGTCGGACGCTCGGTGTTCTTCCTTCCCGATCTTCGCCGCAGGACGGTGTTCGGAACCTCGTTCGGATCGGGACTTGCGGGTAGTGGCAACCTTACTCCTTCCCTTGCCCTCGGCAATGTCGGTGGAGAGCATGAGGTCACCCTCTCGTCCAACAACATCCCCCCGCACACACATTCCCTAGACACCACGGTCAGGAGCGATACGAGCGGGATCTACGGATCCTCCTCGACGCAGACGGGGGCTCTCCTCGGATCGGGAGAGGATCCCGCAGCATTCGGCATCCTCCCTCCGCATGTGGTGATGCACTACATCATCCGTGCCAAGAAGGGCGTGTCGGCAACGATCCTCACGGGTCACAATCACGACAATCAGTACATCAGGTACAACATTCCGCACACCACGGGTGCGGGTGCGGGTAGGACTCTCACCGATTCCGACAGGGTTCAGTTCCGCAGCAACGCACAAGTTCTGCGCAACGACGGAGACGATGTCTTCCGTGGAACCCTTGAGATCACGGGTAGTCTCCGTGTCGAGGACAATGTCTCGGTCACGGGAAGCGTCTCGGTCGTGGAGGACCTCTCGGTGGGCGATGCACTCACCGTTGGAGGGGTGTCTCGGTTCGACGCAGCCATGAAGGTCACGGGTGGTTCGATCACCATCGTGAACGCCACGGGTGCCAAGGAATGGAGCAATTACTCACCGCTCAACAACGGATCTTCCCAATGGAACGATGCTGGAATGAGGATTGTTGGTGGTAGTCTCAACAAGACTGCCATCAACCTGTTCAACAACAACTCCATCAATTCCGATGTCGATGGGGGATACAAGGATCAGGGCAGGGTCAACTTCTACGGTGTGGGGGTTACGGGCGCAAACGAGCCCCCGCAGTACACCGCTAGCCTCGGATACGCACTCTACGGTCCAAATGCAGTAGCCTCCGATGGAAATACCCTCGGTGCGGGTCAGTACGAGTACCGTGTCGGGTTCAACATCGCAGGAAAGAGCGCACCGTCCACCTATGTGGATGAGACCGCTCTCCTCATCACCCGCAAGTCGGGGGATGGTGTCGGCAACGGAAGCATTCACTACCAACTGAAAAAGTTATCCACATACAACACTACGGTTGCAAACAACACCGTGGTTATGAACTCAAACGGAGAACTGCTATTGGGGCCCGCCGTGGGTGCCGTGGATACGGTAGGTACTGTGGCGATTCAGGTGTGGAATGGAACATTCGACGGACCTCTTGATAGAGGTGTGGTCGTGATGCCAGCGAATGTGCCTGATGCAAATGCAATTTTTGCAATCATCAATAATAAAACGATAAGGGTACTAGGTGAGGGCACATGGAATGGCTATGTCTCGGTGAGAAATACTCCACAGAATGACACCTACACAACTTTCACCCCTTTCGAGAACAAGACCACAAACGATCAAATACAAATCCTCCAAGGGGAGTTCACCAGTTGCAGCGTCGTGATTCACGCATACAGGATTGACTAATGGCCGAAACCATCAACAGGGACATGGATCAGGGGGCGAACTTCTTGTTCGACTATGTGGTCAAGGGGACCAACGGTCAGCCCACGGACATCTCCACGGGTCACACCGCTTATGCGCAGATGAGGAAGTTCTACTCCTCCTCCTCCGCTGTGAACCTCACGGCTTCGATCACGGGAAGCACGGGGAACATCCGTGTCTCCCTTGGTGTCACGGGCACGGCTGCTGTCAAGGCGGGCATCTGGTACTACGATGTTGAACTGCACTCCAACGGCAGCGCAACTGTCACTCGGCTCGTTCAGGGCATGGTGACGGTCTACCCCGAGATCACGAAAATCCCGTAACCCATAGTCTTTTCCCATGCTTCGCATCGGAGCCTCCATACATACGGGCACAACCCGTTTCGTAATGGAGATCTGAAATGAGCGAAGCATTGATGATTGAAGCACCCGCTGCCCCCGTCGCCGCAGCCCCCTCGGTTCCCGCACCGAGCAAGCACAAGACCCTCACCCTCTGCATGATCGTGAAGAACGAGGCGCATGTCATCGAACGATGCCTTGCCTCCGTCCTGCCCGTGATCGACTACTGGGTGGTCGTGGACACGGGATCCACGGACGGCACTCAACAGAAGATCAAGGATTTCTTCGACCGCAACGGGATCAAGGGCGAACTCCATGAGCGTCCGTGGCTCGACTTCGGTCACAACCGCAGCGAGGCTCTTGAACTCGCACAGAAGACCGACACCGACTATGCCCTGATGATCGATGCGGACGAGATCCTTGTCTTCGATCCAGGCTTCGATCCCATGGCGTTCAAGGACAGCCTTACCGCCGACCTCTACAACATCTTTGCACAGTTCGGGCAGACCCGATACCACCGCCCCCAACTGACGAGCAACAAGAAGCGGTTCTACTACCGTGGCGTTCTCCATGAGTATGTGGATTGCCACGATCCAATCGGTACCCGTGACTTCGTCCGTGGGTTTATGAACACCCCGATCCAAGACGGTGCCCGCTCGTCCGATCCTCAGAAGTACGCCAAGGATGCCCTCAAGTTTGAGGAAGCCCTCGCCTCGGGCAAGGTCGAGGAGAAAGACATCAACCGCTACCACTTTTACATGGCGCAGTCGTACCGTGACTCGCAGCAATGGGAAAAGGCACTTGGGTGCTACCTCAAGAGGGCTGACCTCGGCGGATGGAACGAGGAGGTCTTCTACTCGCTGTATCAGGCGGGTCGCATCATGGAGATCCTCGAAAAGTCCGTGGATAACATCATTCAGGTCTACTTCAAGGCGTATCAGACCGCACCGTGGAGGGCTGAGAGCCTTTGGGCTGCGGCTCGTCTCTGCCGTGCGTTCAGCCGCTTCGACCAAGGCTACCGCTTCGCCAAGCAGGGTCTCAAGATCCGTTACCCCGAGGGTGCGCTCTTCGTCGGTCAGGGGATCTACGAGTGGGCACTCCTTGACGAGTTCGCCATCGCCTCTTACTGGACGGGTCACTACCGTGAGTCGAGGATCGCCTCCATCCAACTCCTCAAGGATGGGAAGTTCCCTCCCGATCAGAAGGAGCGGATCGAAGCGAACATGAAGTTCGCCACGGATTCCCTCCTCAACGAAGGGGAGTGACATCCGCTAAATAGGTGGCGGTTCACCAAACAGTCAGGAATCACCACCGATGGCATACAGCGCAATCCCAATTTTCCCTAGCGGCGGCGGCGGGGACGGACGCAGGATCCTCAACACTTGGGCGGTCCCTGGGGGGCATCCGTTCGATGTGGGTCATGTGGTCCTCTACACCGCAGGGGTGACGGGATTCCAACTCGGGATCGCAGACGATCTCGACATGGCTCAGACTGTAGGCATCGTTGAGGCGACCACCACCGAATCCATAACTGTCGTCTATCAGGGCGAGATCGACTTCGCAGGATCTTCGCTCCTGATAGACGATGGCTCTATTAGCCTCACGGCGGGACTCGTCTACTACCTCTCGCCGACCAACGAGGGCTACCTCACATCCGTTCGTCCGCTTGACGGCGCATCGTTCGTGCAGGGTGTCCTCGTCGCCACCGACACGCATGAAGGCATCGTTATCAACTCGCTGCCTCAGGCACCGACCACGGCATCCCTCTACACGCCCGTGGGATCCATCGTCCCGTTTGCGGGTCCGTACAGCGAGATCCCCGAGACTTGGCGCATCTGCGACGGTGCGGCGGTCAGGAAGTCGGGTGCGACCCCGTTGGATGGCGAGACATACGACAGTCTCTACGGTGTCATCGGCGACAAGTACAAGGTCACGGGACTCGTCTCCGACCTGACGGGTCCTGTCAGCAACATCTATCGGGATGTCATCATTTCCTTCTCGCAGGAAGGACATGAGGACTACTCGGGAACGACTGCACATGGTCTGCTCGACGCATACGATGCCGATACGCATAAGCAATACAAAATCGGTTGGGGTGGGACAAACGACTTCGCAGTCGCCGCCCTGACCGCAGCCTCGACCTCCACGGTGAGGTTTCACTTCCTCGCACCCTACACGGGTACGAGCGTGGTCAACTTCAGCGGGGCATCGGTCAACGCTCCGATCACGATCCAATCCCTCGTTGACGGGGAGGTGGCGGGATATACCTCGCAGAGGTTCTTTATTCCCGACCTCCGAGCGAGGACTGTGTTCGGTGCGGGATATTCCGTGGGACTCACGGGAACGAACCGTGGCGAGATCAAGGGCGAGGATCTCTACCTCCTCACCACGGATGACATTCCTGACCACATCAACAAGGTCTACACCTATCCGACGAATCCTGCTCCTGATGCGGCTGGCGGCGGAACGAATGTCGTTGCGCTCATCGCCGACAGGGACAACTGCGACATCGTTCAGGCAATCGTCCACGATTCTTCGTTCACCGCCGACAATGATCCGATCAACCTCTTGCCTCCCCATGTGGTGACCAATTGGATCATCCGACACCGTCCGTTTGAAGGGCCTGGAGTCGAGGTTGGTCCCCGTGGTCCGCAAGGTCCTGCGGGTCCGCAAGGTCCTGCGGGTGATACGGGTGCCACGGGCGCAGACGGTCCTGCGGGTCCTGCGGGTCCCACGGGTCCCACGGGTCAAGATGGTGCCACGGGTGCCACGGGCGGAGATGGCCCTGCGGGTCCTGCGGGTCCTACGGGTCCTGCGGGGGAATGTGATTGCAGCGGTTGCCTCCAAGGGGGAGGACCGCTTCCCGACAAGAGCATCTATCTCGCCGCCACATCGCAGTACAAGGACGGGAACATCGGAGACGCATCGGGGACCATCCTTGAGGAGCAGATCTCGACCGATCCCCTCTACCCCACCGATTTCGCATATGCGATGTCCTCGTTGACCGTGACGGGCACGAACATCGAAAGTCCTGCGACTTTCTACTACCGTGACCCTGCCAACAATCCCAACGAACAGACCTACGCCTACGCTCCGACTCGTCAGTATTCTCCACATCCGACCACGGGTCTCGTTCGGGGTACGACGATCAATGCGGCGATCATTGCGGGGGAGGCACCAACGGGTCCTACCACCTGTGGTGGTGGACTCGCAAGTCCATTTGAGATCATCCTACAGAATGGTGTGTACACGCTCGACAAGAGCATCTACACCAACCTGCCCCGTGACCTCTATATCGGTGGTCAGACGGGAAGCGTCATCAATCAGACGGTCTCGGGTGTCACCGTACTCCCTGTACTCAATGCGGGTGCGACGAGCATGACCGCATTCTCGTTGCAGTTCAACATCGGCACGGGGCAGTCGATGATTGCCGCAACAGGAACCGCCATCGTCATTCCTCCGCCGAACAGCATCGTCTACGGTTCCATCCCATCGGCAACGGGGATGTACGGACTCACCGCCACCATCGAAGGTGCGACGAGCGGCACGGCGGGATTCTTCAACTCGCTTGCGGGTGGGTATGTGGTCAAGGGAATCAGCGGACAGACCCTCACGGTCGATGTCCTCACCGAGGGAGGAGTGACCTCCAACTTCGGCAACTTCTTCAACCAAACTTATCAGCGGTACATCAACAGCATCGATGTCTACCGTGTCACGGTTCACACCACCTCGCAGGACGGCATCTTCTTCTCGGAGAAGGGCACCCGAACCTACTTCGGGGATTCGACGGTGGCAGTCAACGGAGTGCAGTTGGGAGGCATCGCCTTCGTCAACGATGCCACGGGCACGGCACTCAACGATGCGAGCCTGTCGGGCTTCGCACCGAGCGGCTACTACAGCAATGTCAGGGGTCTTGAGACGGACGGCGGACTGATCAAGGCAAGCGGTTGTGTGTTCATCAACTACCCGATTGCGGCACACGCATTCAACGGTGGTTCGGTGACCCTCAACCACTCGTATGTCAGCAACTCCTACTACGGTGTTGCCGTGGACAGCGGGGCGAACGCCAAGATCGAAGGCAGCGTCATCTCCCATTCCGCCATTCCCGTGATTGCGGAGGGTGCGGCGAATGTCAAGATCAGCCACGATCTTGGTCATGTCGGCAAGAGTCACATGATCGCCAACAAGGGCGGCATCTGCGTTGTCAACACCCCATTGGAGATGGGAAGCACCCGTGTCTTCGGACCTGGTGTCTATGCCGAGAACTCAAGCGTGAAGATCAAGCCGTTCACCGAGATCTACTCACAGACCGACACCACCAAGGGTGGCGGCGGAGTCTCCATCTCGGATGCGGTGATCAACAACAAGTTCGTCGTGCTTGCGGTGAACTCAAGCGTTTCTACTCCCGACATGTACGGTGCCCTCGGAATCTCGGGTACGGATCCCGTTACCAAGACAACGAAGCCGAAGTTCAAGGCGCAGGGAACCTTCCAAGGGATCAACTCCAAGATCATCCTCTCCTACGACAACAATCCGCTCGTCACCCCCGTGGTCGATACGAGTACCCTTGAGGACACGATCAAGGGCAACGCATCGGTTCTCCCACTCCCAACGGTGTAACCCATGTTCAAGCAGCACAATGACAAGATCTTCCTTGACGGCATGGAGGTGCCCCTCCCGCTGTTCAGGATGCTTGAGCCGAACTACACCCACCCCTCCGATCTCATCGTCATGTTCTACGACGGTGAACGAAGGCACTACAGGACGAAGCACCGTTCGTGGTCGATCATGGGTAGGTGGGAGGACGGCGAGAGATACCTTGCCCGCAAGGAGGATTTCGCCCGACTCATGCGAGGGGAGAACAACGAGAGCATCGCAGCCGAGATGCAGGTGGCTGAGGTCAAGTCCGACCTAAAGGCTAAATACGCCGAGGAGGAGAAGACCGATGTCGAACTGCACAAGCGGACTGATCTCGACAAGGGCGGAACTAAAAGAGTACGCTCTCCGAGCAAACGGGCACCCCGTAGTTGAGATCAACATCGCCGACGAACAACTTGAGGACCGCATCAACGATGCCCTTCAGTTCTTCAGCGAGTATCACTTCGACGGCGTGGAGAAGGTCTACCTGAAGTACAAGTTGTCGCAGACCGACATCGACAACGGGTACATCTCCTTCGTCGCCGACAACAGGCAGTCGCAGACCGCCGATGGTTCGGGTTTCATCGACGGGGATGCCGTGCAGACGAGCATCGATCCCGACTGCCCCGAGAATGTTCTCCTACAGAGCCTCATCGTCAGCGTGACGAGGATCTTCCCGTTCACGCAACAGTCTGTGGGCATGTTCGATGTCCGCTATCAGTATGCCTTGAACGACCTCTACACCTTCGGCACCATCGACTTGGTGCAGTACGACATGACGCAGCAGTACCTCCAACTGTTGCGGCAGTTCCTCTCTCCCGACAAGAGCGTCCGATTCAATAGGGTCGCCAACAAACTGTACATCGACAGCGACAAGCGGCAGTTCACGGCGGGAATGTACCTCATCATCGAAGCCTACCGAATCCTCGACCCGAGGGTGTACCCCGAGGTATACAACGACCGCTTACTCAAGAAGTACTGTGTGGCACTCATCAGGTGGCAATGGGGTGTCAACTTGTCGAAGTACAGCGGGATCAAGTTACCAGGAGACATCACCCTCGACGGACAGAGCATGATGAAGGACTCTTGGCAGCAGAAGGAAGACATTGAGAAGGAGATCATTCTGAAGGGCGAGTTGCCCGTTGACTTCATCATGGGCTGAAAGGAAATATGGCACTCAATCCGTACATCAGGGTCAACAGCAAGACCTATGTCCCCGAGCAGAGCCTCATCGATGAACTCACCGTCGAGGCGATCAAGATCTACGGACATGAGATGTATTACATCCCTCGGGACTTGGTAACAAGGGACGATCTGTTCGGGGAGTCGAAGTACTCACGCTTCACCTCGTTCAAGATGATTGAGATGTACATGGACACCACCACCGCCTTTGAGGGCGGGGACACATTCACGAAGTTCGGCTTTGAGATCAGGGACAGCGTCAAGTTCACCGTGTCCCGCAGGAGGTTCAAGAGAGAGACGGGCAAGGACAGGCCCCTTGAAGGAGATCTGCTGTTCCTTCCGATCAGCAAGGGTCTCTTTGAGATAAAGTTCGTGGAGCATGAGAACCCCTTCTACCAGTTGGGCAAACTCTACTCCTTCCAGTTGACATGCGAACTGTTCCAATACTCGGAGGAGGAGTTCGATACGGGTGTTCCCGAGATCGATGCCATCAACGAGGAGACGGGGTTCAAGGTCAATCTCGACTTGGGGGCGTTGTATGGAGGAGGAACTTTTGCAGAAGGCGACAGCGTATATCAATACGAGGATGGTTCGCCTACAGGACCAACTGCGGGAGCATCTGCGAGGGCGGTGGTCTTCTCGTATGACGCATACGCAGATCCGCTCCGAGTATCTCTTTCCGATGTTGTTGGTACTTGGATCTCGGAGACCTCCTCGGGAGCGACCGCATACATAGCCAAGTCGAACAACTCCGTCTACGCATCCATTTCGGGCAAGGATGACACCATGGGCATCCTTGACGAGGCGAAGAACGATGCCATCCAAGAGGAAGCCGAGGGAGTCTTCAACTTCGATGAGGAGAACCCGTTCGGGGATCCGTGATTTATGCTTGAGTACTACTACCACAGCACCGTCAGGAAGGTCGTGGTGGGGTTCGCCTCGCTGTTCAACGACATCTATGTCTCAAGGAAGGGACAGTCGGGTGCGGAGACCGAGAGGATCCGTGTCCCCCTTGCCTATGGACCGCAGCAGAAGTTCCTCCGCCGCCTAGACAGGATCGGCACCGACTTCGATCAACAGGCTGTGAGGCTTGAGACCTACCTGCCGAGGATGTCGTTTGAGATCAACTCTCTACAGTACGACTCCTCTCGCAAGTTGAACAGCATTCAACAGACGGTGGGGTACAACGCTTCGGCTGACAACAAGTTGAAGCGGCGGTACGAGCGTGTTCCGTACAACATGCAGTTGACTGTCGGGGTGATGACCAAGACGATGGATGACTGCCTACAGATCGTTGAGCAGGTCCTCCCGTACTTCACCCCCGAGTATGTCTTCACTATCAAGGCAATCGATGGTCTCGACATGGATGTCGATGTGCCCATCGTGATCTCCTCGGTCAGCCTCACCGAAGGCGACGATGGGTCATATGGCGACTACTCGACCCGAAAGATCAACTTCGCCAACATGGCTTTCCAAGCCAAGATGTACCTCTACGGACCTGTCAAGACGGTGCCCGTGATCACACAGGCGCAGGTCAACTTCTTCGACTTCGGCGACTACGGCAAGGAAAGGGACACCCTCAAGAAGTACGCCGACATCAGCGTCACGGCGGCTGACGGGATCACGGCGGGCAGTTACGCACCGTCCCTCACGGCGGGTTGGACGGGTGCGGGTGCGACCCATGCGAATGTGTTCATCCGTGAGTACCCGCCGACACCGTGGGGAACCACGGGATGACAGGAGACAGCGTGAACGACATCGACATGAACATAGCGAGTGCGCTAGGAATAGACCCCTCCCGTGCGCCCGTGCCCATACACACGCCCGAGCCCCCACCCGAGCAGGAGATTCTCCCCGCAAGGCAGGGGGGCTACACGGCTCAGGATGCCGACAGGGACTATGCCGAGGTCCGCCGCAACCTCAAGGTGGTCATTGAGAAGTCTCAAGAAGCCATCGAAGGCATCATCGAACTCGCACAGGACAGCCAGCAGCCCCGAGCCTACGAGGTGGTGGCGCAACTCATACAGTCGAACCTTGAGGCGAACACCCGACTCATGGACCTTCACCGCCGCATGAAGGACATCAAGCGGCAGGATGTGGTCAACAAGACCACGAATGTCACGAACAATTCCATCTATGTCGGCAGCACCGCTGACCTACAGAAGATGATCCGTGACCAAAGGAAGGCTATGGATTCGGGCGAGGAGTCCGCCCATGAGTAGCGACGGAACCTACATGGGAAACCCCCTTCTCAAGGGGGAGTATGTCCAACAGGAGTTCACGAAGGACCAACTCGCCGAGTACATCAAATGCTCCGAGGACCCCGTCTATTTCATCGAAAACTATGTCAAGGTCGTGACCATCGATTCGGGACTCGTTCCGTTCAAGATGTACGATTGGCAGAGGAACATCGTCAGGTCGGTCTTCGACAACCGTTTCGTTATCTGCAAGATCCCCCGACAGAGCGGCAAGACCACCACCCTCGTCTCCTGCATTCTCCATCTCGTCCTCTTCAATCCCGACTACAAGGCGGCGATCCTCGCAAACAAGTTGAAGACGGCGACCGAGATCATGGACAGGGTGAAGATCGCATACGAGAACCTTCCGAAGTGGTTGCAGCAGGGCGTGAGGGAGTGGAACAAGACTTCCGTCACCCTTGAGAACGGGTCCAAGATCGTCTGCTCGTCCACCTCGTCATCCGCCGTGCGTGGCTCGGCGTACAACTTCCTGCTCCTAGACGAGTTCGCCTTCGTCCCCGACCAGATTGCCGAACAGTTCTTCGCCTCCGTCTATCCGACGATCACTTCGGGAAAGACCTCCAAGACGGTCATCGTGTCCACCCCGAACGGGCTGAACCTGTTCTACAAGATGTGGCAGAACGCTAAGAACGGGAAGAGTGAGTTCAAGCCCGTCGAGGCGAATTGGTGGCAGGTTCCAGGTCGTGACGCTCGGTTCAAGGAGACCACGATCAGGAACACATCCGAGCGGCAATGGCTGTCGGAGTACGAGTGCGAGTTCCTCGGATCACAGGAGACCTTGATCAAGGCATCCAAGATCGCATCCCTTGCATTCACCACCCCGATCCTTGAGACCGAGGAGGGCATGGCGGTCTACGAGAATCCCATGAAGGGGCACATCTACGCCGCCACGGTGGACTCCTCACGGTCCATCGGGCAGGACTACAACACGATCACGGTCATTGATGTGACCTCCGTGCCGTACAAGGTGGTCTGCAAGTTCAGGTCGAACACCATTCCCGTGCCGATCTTCCCCGAGGTGATCAAGCGGGTGGGGGACAAGTACAACGAAGCCTATGTCCTAGTCGAGATCAACGACACGGGGCAGCAGGTAGCCGACATCCTCAAGGATGACTTGGAGTACGAGAATGTCATCTCCATCTCCATCAAGGGCAAGAAGGGGCAGCGGGTCGGCGAAGGCTTCGGCGGGGCGAGGATCTACAGCGGTGTCAAGATGTCCGCTCAGGTCAAGAAGGCAGGATGCCTGATCCTGAAGGAGATGATCGAATCGGACAAGTTGATCCTCAACGACTTCGACATCATCTCCGAACTGTCCACCTACATCCTCAAGGCGGGGTCATACGAGGCTACCGAGGGGTACAACGACGATCTCATAGCCACCCTTGTCATGTTCGCATGGCTCACCACGCAGGAGTACTTCAAGGACCTTGTCAACCTAGATGTCCGTAAGCGGGTCTTTGAGGAGAAGATCAGGAAATTGGAGGAGGACATGGTCCCCTTCGGCTTCATGGACATGGGAATGGACGAGATGGACGAGGCTGTCAAAGCCCTGTCGAGCGAACCGAGCATGACTCCGAAACCGTCCAAGAGGAACAGGTCTTGGATGGACGATGCCGACGAGATCCTCGGTCAGCCTTGAAAACGGACAGAGGCTAAATACCCCCGTTCAACCTATCCAAGGAGAGAGCAGACATGGCATTCCAACTCAGCCCAGGCGTGAATGTGACCGAGCGGGACCTCACGACGATTGTTCCCGCCGTCGCCACCACCAATGCGGGTATCGTGGGTCTCTTCAACTGGGGTCCCTGCAACAAGCGGATCCTCGTTGACAGCGAGAACAACCTCGTTCAACTTTTTGGCGCACCCGATGACAATGTCGCCGAGTGGTGGTTCCCCGCCGCAAACTTTCTTGGCTACGGCAACAACCTTCAGGTGGTCCGTGCCACGATCAACGGCATGATCAATGCTAATGGCAGGGGCTTCACGGGAGGCACGGCGGATAACTCCGACGATGCCTTGGTCGAGAACGATGACAAGGTCGAATTCGTGACCGTGGACAACATGGGATCGTTCATCGCCCGTTATCCAGGTGCCCTCGGCAATAGCCTTGAGGTGCAGATCTGCGGTTCGTTGTCCCTTACCGCCGTGTCCAACATCACGGGTGGCTTCACCGCTTACGGTGCCGACTTTGAGGATTGGACCTATGCAACCCAGTTCGATTCCCGCCCGACCTCCACCTCGTTCATCGAAGGCATCGGTGGTTCGGGTGACGAGTTCCACGCCGTGGTCATCGACCGCAAGGGTCTGATCTCGGGCACCCGTGGCGAGATTCTTGAGAAGTTCCAAGGCATGTCGTTCCTGCCGAATGTCACCGATTCCCTCGGCAACAGCATGTACTATGTGGACAAGATCAATCGTGAGTCCAAGTACATCTTCGCCATTGAGAAGTCTGGAGCGAACGACTACGACGATCTCTTCCTCGGTGGCACGGGCCCATGGGGCAACACCGCAGTCAAGACTTGGTACTTGGCGGGTTCTCTCAGCACCACCTCGGGTATCACGGCATCGAATGTCTCGTTCGGTGTCGGCGTGTGGCAACTCGGTGCGGGTTCGGACGGTCTGACCGCCGAGCAGACGGAGTACCTCAAGATCGCCTTCGGTCAGGATTCCGATGCGGATCCCGAGGGATATCGCCTCTTTGAGGATGCGGAGACCGTGGATGTCAACCTCCTCATCGGTGGCCCTGACAGGAGTTTTACCCCTTCGACCGACCTCACCACGGGTCTCACGGGCTTCGTTGCCCCCCTCATCAAGGACATCGTGGATGCCCGCAAGGACTGCGTTGCCTTCTTCTCGGTTCCGAACAAGGACCCGAATGAGACGGATCAGCGCAAGTTGGACCGTGCGATCCAATACCGCAACAACATCGGCTCGTCCTCGTACTGCGTGATCGACTCGGGTTACAAGTACCAGTACGACATTTACAACGACAAGTACCGTTGGGTGCCGCTGAACGCCGACATCGCAGGTCTCTGCGCTCGTTCGGATGTGAACTTCGACCCGTGGTATAGCCCCGCAGGTTTCAACCGTGGTCAGATCCGTGGCGTGGTCAAGTTGTCCTTCCAACCCCGTCAGGCAGCAAGGGATAGCCTCTATAAGAGCGGCATCAATCCCGTTGCCACCTTCTCGGGAGAGGGCACCGTCCTCTACGGCGACAAGACCGCCCTCGCCAAGCCCTCGGCATTCGACCGCATCAATGTGCGCCGTCTGTTCATCGTGCTTGAGAAGGCAATCTCGACGGCATCGAAGTACAGCCTGTTTGAGTTCAACGATGCCTTCACCCGTGCGCAGTTCCGCTCGCTTGTCGAGCCGTTCCTCCGTGATGTTCAGGCTCGCCGTGGCATCTTCGACTTCAAGGTCGTGTGCGACGAGAAGAACAACACCCCCGAGGTGATCGACAGCAACAGGTTCGTCGCCGACATCTACATCAAGCCGAACCGCAGCATCAACTTCATTCAGTTGAACTTCATCGCCACCAAGACGGGCGTGAACTTCAGCGAGGTCGGTGCCTGATCGTGATGATGGAAACCCCGATACATAAGGAGAAGGAGTCCTAAATGTCACAGTTCAGCATCGATGCGTTCCGTGCGAACCTCATCAACGGTCTTGCGAGGAACAACCTGTTCCTCGTCCAAGGCAACTTCCCAGGCGGCGGAACCAACGCCATTCAAGGTGCGGCTGCGGTTGCAGGTGCCCTCTTCGGAGGATCCGTGGCGGGTGCAATCACGAATGTCGCTGCCGCCGTGGGCGGCGGAAACCCGAGTTCGCAGATTTCGTTCCTTTGCAAGTCCTCAAGGATCCCGTCCTCGACCATTGCAACGAACCAAGCGTTCTACATGGGTCGCCCGTTCAAGTATCCAGGTGACAAGATGTTCAACGATTGGGGCATGAGCGTCTACAACGACGGCACCTACGGTCTCCGCAAGTCCTTTGAGGCTTGGATGAACCTGATGAACACCAACAGGACCAATGTCGGTCCCAACGGTGTCAGCGGGTACATGACCGATTGGACCGTCACGCCCCTCACCCGTGAAGGCAATCCCATCGCCCGATACAAGTTGATCGGTTGTTGGCCCACCACAATTGCCGAGACCACTCTCGACATGGGTGCGCAGTCCGAACCATCGACTTTCGATGTGACGATTGCGTATCAGTACTTTGAAGTCGAAGGCGTGACCACCTGACATCAGGTAGACGAGGGAACTATACATCATGGCACTCTTTGGCTTTGACTTAGGTCGCAGCAAGAAACAGAAAAAGCAGGACAAGGCTCTGAAGTCGTTTGTCGTTCCGACATTCGATGACGGAGCCATTCCTGTTGAAGCGGGCGGCTTCTACGGTCAGTACATCGACCTCGACGGCACCGTCCGCAACGACTTTGAACTCACGATGAAGTACCGTGAGATGGCACAGGATCCGATTGTCGAGGTGGCGGTCGATGACATCGTCAACGAATCGATCATCATGGGCGAGAAGAAGTCCCCCGTGAAGATCCTTCTCGACAGGCTTGAGGAGAGCGATGGTGTCAAGCAGAAGATCCATGAGGAGTTCAGGAACCTCCTGAGGGTCATGCAGTTTGAGACCAAGGGAGCGGAGATCTTCCGTCGATGGTATGTCGATGGAAAGATCTTCTTCCACCTCATCATCGATGAGGAGAACCCGCAGAAGGGCATCCTTGAACTCCGCTATGTGGATCCGATGAACATCCAGAAGATCCGTGAGTACACCAAGGAGACCCTGAAGAACGGCACCAAGATCATCACGGGATACAAGGACTTCTACCTGTACAACAAGGACAATCCCCGTGCGGGTGGTAATGCTGCGGGTATCAAGATCAGCGAGGATGCGATTGCATTCTGCTCATCGGGTCTGATGGACAGCCGCTACAAGCGAACGGTCGGCTTCCTGCACAAGGCGATCAAGCCGCTCAATCAACTCCGCATGTTGGAAGATGCCATCGTCATCTACCGCATCAGCCGTGCGCCTGAACGCCGCATCTTCTACATCGATGTCGGAAACCTCCCCAAGACCAAGGCGGAGCAGTATGTCAAGGACCTGATGAACCGCTACCGCAACCGCCTCGTCTACGATGCGAACACGGGCGAGGTCAGGGATGACAAGAAGTTCATGTCCATGCTTGAGGACTACTGGCTCCCACGCCGTGAAGGTAGCCGTGGTACCGAGATCACCACCCTACAGGGCGGTCAGAACCTCGGCGAACTCACCGATGTCATCTACTTTCAGAAGAAGGTCTACAGGGCACTTTCGGTGCCCTCAAGCCGTCTTGAGCAGGACAAGCAGTTCATGCTCGGTCGAAGCACCGAGATCACCCGTGACGAGGTCAGGTTCACGAAGTTCGTCCACAGGCTCCGCACCAAGTTCAGCGAACTGTTCTTCGACATCCTGCGGAAGCAACTGATCCTCAAGAAGGTCATCACCGCCGACGAATGGCCTGAGATGAAGGAATCGATCTACTTCGACTTCCTCAAGGACAACCTGTTCACCGAACTCAAGAACGCCGAACTGCGGAGGCAGCAGGTCGAGGAGTTGGGGAACATAAAACCATACATAGGTAAGTACTACAGCCATGAGTGGGTGCGCAGGAATGTCCTCGGCTTCTCTGAAGCGGACATGAAGACGATGGATCGTGAGATTGAGAAGGAACGGAACGCAGGAAAGATCGAACCCGACAACTCGCAGTTCGGTCTTGCCTAAGGGAGAAGATGGAAAAGAGCCGCATCAGGAACGCCATCGACAGCCTCGTTGGGAAGGATGCCTCGGGATTCAGGGGCTCCGTCCGCACCGAGTTGCTTTCCCGTGTCCACGGCATCTTCGACTCGCTCAAGGGGCAACTCTCTCGGGACATCATCTCGGAGAACCTACCTGGCGCACCTTCCGCACCCCCCGTCACGAAGCCCATCAAGGCGGGAGACCTCAAGATCGTCCCCACCGCCGCAGGTGCCGCCAAGGATGACATGTCGCTCGACCCGAACTTTGAGAAGGAGTTCTACCAATCCTCCTCGGACTACAAGGGTCAGAAGATCACCGTCAAGCAACTAGGCACGGGTTTCGGCAAGCCCGTCAGGATCTACATCAACGACCGCAGGTGGGAGTTCTTCCCAGGTCCGAAGGTCGGCATCAAGGCTGCGAAGGACTACATCGACGGCATGGTGAAGGATGTCAAGAAGGATCCGCAACTCGCCGCAGCGATGACTGCGCAGATCGCCAAGGACAAGGCTGCGGGTGTCTCGACCGTCGCAGCCCCCGTCGATGCGGGCAAGCCGAACGAGGTCGCCGATGCGAACCTCAAGCAGAAGGAACTTGAGACGGGTCAACCCGCAGGTGGCAAGAAGCCTCCGCAGAAGGCACCCGTCCCACCGAAGCCGAAGGCGGCTTCCAAGCCACCTGCTCCACCCAAGCCAAAGCCAAGCAAAGAGGTCAAGCCAAAATGAGTAGCAAGAATCAAATCAACGACATCCAAGAAAGTAGTTTTCGTATCCTTATCAAGTCCAGAGAGGGTAACGAAGTGGAGCACATCTTTCGACTCTCGTCTAAAAAAGAGGCTCAAGACTATGTAAATATGGAAAAGAAGGCTTGGTCAAAGGAGATTGCTTCTGAAGGAAAGAAACGACAAGATGTCGTTTCGTGGAAAATTGTAGATTCTCTAGAGAGCCCAACCCACTCCTTTAGTAAGGGAAAGTTGATTCCTAACGCTTATTACAAA